GCGCCGTCCGGGGCCGCGCAGACCCCCCCGGGGGGGTTGCTGGGGGGGTGTTTCCGCAGGTCAGAGGCTTGCGGGCGGGTCGGCGTTTGCGCAGGTCGGGGCACATTTTGGGCCGCCAGCTAACTTTCGGCCCGCGTTCGATCAGGTGTTCGATCTCGGGCCTGCATTCGATCAGGTGTTCGACCCGTGCGCCTCGGCGCGGGACTTGGGCGCGTGGCACGCTTTGCATAGGGTGCGCAGGTTGTCAAGTGTGTCTGCGCCGCCGCGTGATCGGGGTTGTATGTGGTCGGCGTGGAGTTCGCCGGTGTTGGGTTGTGCTTGGCGGCCGCATTGTTGGCAGGTCCAGTTGTCGCGGCGGAATGTGGCTTGTTGCAGGCGGTGTGGGACTTTGCGTCCTTGGTGGTTGCCCCAACGGTGTGTGGTGTGTTGGGGGCATGTGCCGGTTGTGGTGAGTGTGGTGCAGCTTGGGTGTCGGCAGACTTTGGGTGCTCGTGGCATCAGATTGGTTGGGTGTCAGTGGTCCAGGTGTCTCGTCCGCCGTGTTGCCATGCGACGCGTCCTGGTGGTCGTGGTTGGTTGTCGTTTCTGGTTGCGATGACTGGTGGTGTGTCTGCGTGGTCGACGAGGCTGGGCCAGGTGTAGGCGATGGTGTGTCCGGCTCGGCGTGCCCATGCGGTGATTGCTTCGTCGATGGGTTTGCCGTTGGGCAGGTTGTTGAGCATGTGGGGTACGAGGTCGGTGTGTATGGCTGTGCCGACTGCGTGGAGTAGGCGCCGGCAGGTGAGCCAGTGGGCTGTGGTGTCGGCGGCTTTGGCGATGCGTTGTTGGTATTCGCGTGGCCGTTCGCGTCCGAGGTAGAGGGAGACTACTGGGGTGGGTGCCGCTGTTAGTGCGGCGTGGAGCTGGTCGCGGAAGTTGTTGCACGGTATTGCATCGTCTTCGAGTACTACGAGCCAGTCTGTGTTGAACTTGGTGAGGTGTTGCCACACTTTGCGGTGGTTGCTTTCGCATCCGAGTGCGCCGTTGTCGATGTTCATGTATGCGGCGCCTACGGTTTCCATGAGTTGGTGGGCTTGTTCGGCGCGTGTGGTGTGAGCGACGATGCCGATGGTGTGGTTCATCGTGGCCTTATGCGTGTGGTTTTCACGGCGACGGTGATGTGTGGTGCGAGTCGTGGTGTGATGCTGCCGTAGTCGTATTCGGGGTCGATGACGATGGAGCATCTGACCCAGCCTCCGGCTTGGATTTTCTCGACGGTGCCTTCGTGTTCGAGTCCGTCGAAGTCAACCCATACGTCGTCGCCGGGTTTCAGGTTCTGGTCCATGTTTATTTGTGCCTCCACCAGCTCCACGGGTTGCGTTCGTTGGCTTTGAATATGGTGGCGACGCGCGGCCCGTAGACGAGACGGTCTGCGTGTTTGGTGTAGGCAACATAGTTGAGTGTGGCCATGTCACCGATGATGGTGCCTTTGGTGTCTTCTTTGTGCCAGATGCGTCGTTGTTGGTCTTCGTGGTCGGCGATCATGTCGTGAGTGAATGTCAAGACGGTTTCACGGTCACCTCCGACGATCCCCGCGTTCAATAGGGTGTGGTCGGCGTGAGTGTCGATGAATGTTTGCAGGTGGGTGGCTTTGTGGTTGTCGCGCATCCAGTCAATCCCCACGACGGCGGGTTCGTGGCCGACGTATAGTTTCCCGGTTTCCATGTGTTTCCAGGGTGCGTTGAGCATTTCGACGTCGGTGCCGTCTACGCACCACACCCATTGGACGTCGGGGTTGGCGCGTAGCCATTGGTAGTACAGGTACCAGCGCGCGAAGTATGGGTTGTCTACTGGGCTGGTGACTCGCTCGAATGACGCCTGCGGGTGGGTGAGTGGGTTGTCGCACAGCACGACGGTTTCGGCGTCGGCGATGGAGGTGATCAACGTTTCGAGCAATTTGACGTCAGGACGCATGCGTGTGTTGCGTTGCGGGTCAGGTTTGTTGGACAGCAGGCAGGTCAGCACCACACGCCGGTCAGGTTCCACGATGGGGATGTGGTGGCTACTGGTGTAGTGGTGCTGCCAGTACAGGTCAGCATTTCGGGCGGCGACGGCTTTACGTTCCTCGGTGGGGACGGAGCGTTTCACCTCTAGGTGCTCGTCCATGGAGTGGATGAGCTTGTTGGAGCCGCACACGTCGCCGTACCGGAATGTGGTAAGGCCGGCGTTGTAGATGCGGTCGGACCAGGAGGGGTGTTCCCATCCCCAGCCGCCGAACTCTGGGTCGAGGCCGCCGACTGTTTCGATGACGCTGCGGTGTACGTAGATCATGCAGCCGCGCGCGCCGGTTAACGCGAAGTGGTGTCCGTCGTCGTAGACCTTCGTGACGTCGTTGAGCCGATGCCCGTTGGCCAGGTCGACGAACTGGTACATCAGGTGGGGTTCGGGTGAGTCGATGTAGGGCTGAAACCAGTTGTCGGCGATCGGGTAGCAGTCGTCGTCGAACAGGAAGATGTGTTCGCAGCCGTTGAGTAGTTCGAGGCATTTGTTTTTGGCTCGGGCGATGCCTGCGCGTTGAGGGAACCGATAGGTGGCTGCCGGGTATGGCTGGTCGCTGGCGTCGTCGACGATGACGAGTTTGGCGTTGGGGGTGCGGCTGCGGATGTGTTCGATGGTCCGGTCGGCGATGGTGTGCCGGTTGCGGGTGGTGACTCCGATTCCGATGGTGGTGGCGCCGCTGGTGGTTTCGGGTACGTATCGAGTTCCGTTGACCACCACGTCCATTTTTTCGGAGTTCCGTCCTATGTTGGTTATTCGTACCAGGTGCCGCAGGTGTCGCAGTCGGCGTCTCCGCAGTAGCAGATGGTGCGGTCTGTGGTGCGTCCGGTTTTTTGTTCGCGGTGCCGGTTGCGGTGGGGTTGGGCCGCGTTGGATCGGCGGAGTTCGAGTCGGGCGCGTGCTGCGTCATCCATTGGTGTAGTCCACTATCCAGCCGTTTTTCCGTGTGGTGACACAGATTGTGGTTTCTTCAGGTCTCTTCCCGGCCATCGCGAGGGTGGCGGCTTTGGCGAGCGCCGCTTGCACTAGAAGCATCCACGGTTCGTTGGGGCCTGCTTTTTGGACTGCTGGAATGTCGGGAGGTGTGGTGATCCACTCGCCAGGGTCGGAGTGCATCAGCACTTTCCCGTCAACTTCAATGTGGATCACTGTTCAGCTGCTTTCTGCAACGCTTTCGCGGGGACAACAACATCGTTGCTTGCCTTGTCGATGGTGATCGACAGGACAGGCTGGCCCGTGGGTGTGGTGCGAATGTTGATGACGCGGTGCCCGGTTGGTGCGTCGGCTGCTTGCTGGCGTAGTTGTTCGTGCTCTTCGCGTGTGAGGATCACATAGTTTTGGGTGATCGCCGCGGCGAGCGCTTCCGCGACCAGTTTCGGGGTGTCGAGGTGCGGTAAACCTGCTTCTTCAGCGAACTGGCCGGCGAGTTCCGGGGGGACACTGACAGTTCGTAGTCCCGGCAGGAGGATCGGGAACGGTTTGGTGTTTTCGTCGCCGGGGTGAACCAGGTTGTTCAGCGTCTCGGTGAGAAATTCTGTGAGGTTCATCCTCGTATGCACCACCAGATGCGGGTGAGTAGGGACGGTGGCCGGTACAGGTCGAGGTGTTCCCACGGTTCCGGTGTGATGTTGCCTGCGTACAACCGGGTTTCGTCTTTAGGTGGGTCCAACCGTCGCGAGGTGGCGATGAGGCGGCGTGCTGCGCGTCGCATGATGCGGGCCGCGCGGCGTTTCATTCCTGCCTGCCACCGATCGTGCCGGCGCCGTCCTGCAAGTTGATACGCCACGACTCCGGGTCGATATCGTTCGGGAGTCGGCAAGCCTTGCTGCACGCCGAGAAACGGACCTTGCCGCAAGGGTCGGGACACACCCGCAAGTGTTTGGTTGGCACGGCAACTACTCCTGGCGTGTGGGGCGGGGTAACCGGTCAATCAGCTGGTCGAGTATGCGTTCAGCGGCGGCGATGATGTCCGGGTTGCCCGATTGCCGTGCAAGTTTCAGGTTGAGGTGTGCGCCTTCGATGCGTTCGGTTAGTGTGCGCGGCGGGGGGAAAGCACTCATCGGTGCCGCCTGGCCTTTACGCGGGTAGCGTATTCAGCTTTGGCTACATCCAGGACGCGGTAAACGTTGTGCCCGGTGCGGTTTTTCCCGGACGGTGCGAGGGTGCCACGGTTGACCCACACATAGATGGTGCTGGTGGTGACACCGCATAGTGCGGCTGCTTCAGCTGCGGTGACGAGTGTGTCGATACCGTCAGGGGTGAGGACTGCGGTTCCTGCCATCTAAGCTCGGGTCCCTTCCCAGATGCGAGCATGAAAAATGCCCACAAACCCGAAAGCTCGTCCGGGTGCGGGCATAGTTCGTCTACTGGCAGTTATCTTACACGAAAGATCAACCGGCTTGTTGTTGTTCGGACTCGATGAGCGTGTCTAGGCATACGCGGATCAACCATTTGTAGTTTTTCCCGTCGGGGTCGTCGCGGACGATGTAGGTGCAGTCGGGGTTGCCGCATGCGATGTAGTCGTTGCCGCCCATCCCGATGGTGCGTTCCATTGCGAGCAGTCCACAGGATGGGCAGGGCACGGGGAGTATGTATTTGGGTGCTTTGGCGAATCCGAGTATGCGGAGGATTCGGTGGTGCAGGTCGGGTAGTTCTTTGAGGTCGTCGTGGGTGACGAGTTGGGTGAGTTGTTCGCAGCGTGGTTCGAGGTATTTCCAGGCGGCGATGATTCGTTTTTGTTCGTTTCCGTGGGGTGGTGGGGTTTCGTTGCGTTGTTCGGCGAGGTAGTCGTGCCAGCTTGTGAGCATGTCGGCGATGAGTGCTGCGGTGTCGCTGGCCCATTCGGCGGGGTGTCCGTAGGTGTGGGTTTTGGTGTGTCGGAGGGTTTGTTGGCGTGGTGGTGTGGGGAGTTGGGTGTGAAGGTGGAGCCAGTCGATGGTGAGCCGGTAGAGGGTGTAGCGGAGTTTGTTGGGGTTCATGTGTTTGGGTTTTGTGGGTGTTTCCGCATGGGCGTCGGTGTCGATCGGCTTGGTCATTTTTCGAATGCCTTCCTGAACATCGCTTCCTGTTCCCGTCGTTCCTTCTCGCGGCGTTCAAGCCATTCCGCTGCGCCGACACCTACCTCTGCCGGGACGTCGGCGAGGTGGGCGTAGATGTCTGCTTGGAGTTGGCAGAACGCCCGATATTCGTCAGGATCTTGGATGGGGCATTTTTTGATGATGTTGGTGGCGGCGTTGAGCGCGTCCCACGCTGCGATCCACGCCCCCACACGAGCATCAGACATCAGTGACCTCCTGGTTGGGTTCAGACTGCACAACCGATCCGACATCGCTGGGCAGATCGTCGGTGTTGACCTCTACCCACCACAGTCCAGGCTGCCCAGGTATGGCCTCGCGGCGGACAAGGATGCCGCCGCTATGCGACTGGAACTGGAGTGCATCCTCTAGGCTGTCGTGCTCCTGGATCCACTCGCCCCCTCCGGGACGCGGTTGCTTCAGTGCGTAGACGCTCATTTGTGGTGTCCTTTGCAGTCGGTGGAATGCTCGGTGCGGGGCTGGAAACACACCGGACAAACAGGGCTCTCAACGAGGAACCGGGCCTGGGAAGCAAGAATCACGGACAAGGTCACGGTTGGTCCTTTTCGGCTAGTAGTTGGGCGATAGCGATCAGAGCGTGAGTGGTCGCTGACTCGTATGCGGCTTGGCGGGCTTCTTCCCGCGCGAACTCGATGTGCTCGGCGGGGGTTTCAGGTGGTTTCGGCATGCGGCTAGAACGGCGGAGCCCAGGCGTCGATGAGGACATCGAACGCGGCGTCAGCCATGCGACGCCACGCGTCCTTCTCCGTCTCGGTCAGGGTGTTCCACGGGAAGATGCGGCCGCCGGATGTTTCCCCGCGGATCGCTTCGGCGACTTTCTCGATCAGGGCTTCACGCTCAGGGGTACTCATGGTTGGGCCTCGTATCGGTAGTGCTCGCAGGGCTTTCGGTCGGGCCGGACGGTGCCCGGTTCATCGCTGAGGTAGGTACGTGCCGGGTATCGGTGTTCGCGCAGCACCGGTTGGTCTGCGCCGCGTTCGGCCCACTCGATGTCCATCTGCGGCTCGCTATGGAACTCGGCGTCCAGATCGGTGCACGACGAAAACGGCACCAGGTCGCGGGTGGACATGAGTTCGTCGCGCTCGGTGCAAGTGATCTTGACCCACGGCATCAGCAGGACGATCCTTTCGTGAGCCATTCCGCCCACCCCTGACCCACCCGTACAGGCGGTGGTGTGGTGTCCGGGATGATGTGAATATCCGTATGCCCCGTGTTGATCGAGTGACGATCCGCTTTCCACTGAGCGCAATCCATGCAGCTCTGGTCCCACACACGGTTGCACTCCCTGCAATGAACCTGAATCACCGCGGAACCTCCCGCCAATCCCGGAACACGAACGTCCACAGTGACTCCCGGTACGGCGCCGGTCGGCCCGCATGGGAGATGGTTTTCGCCAGCACGTGTTGCTCACCGATCGCGGTGATCTCGATGATCGTTTCGCCGCGGCCTTCGTCGCCGGCGAGTCGGGTTCCGACGGTCCAGCCGTTCTTCCGTGCAGTGTCTGCGTCGCTCATGCTTCCTCCACTCCAGCGCAATCGGCGCACGCTTTGAGTTCTGTCTCGTTCATCAGGAACCCACTTTCGCCAGGATTACCAGTGCGTCTGCCAGTCCGCTGGCCCGGCCCCCGCAGACTAGGCAGTCCTCTTTGTCGCCGCGGGCCGCGGCCGATTCGCAGAATCGGAGCCACGCCACGCGCTCGGCGTTGATCAGGTCTATTGCATCGCTCAAGGTCATCGGGTCTCTCCTCGCAACGCGACAGCGGCAGCGGCCACCACCAAACGCAACTCTTCAACCTCAGCGACCAACTCAGGAACGAGAGTGCGCGCCTGGGCGATGAACTCGCCGTCACGGTCGGGCAGTCCGTAGGTCATGGACTCGCCAGCGCCGTCGAAGAGGATCGACTCTGCGTAGTCGCCGTTCTGGTTCTGTCCGCCCCAGTGCTGGAACGTCCACGGCCCTTCGGTCACGCCTTCCAGCGCAGCCTTGGCGCGCTCAACAACATCACTCATCAGGTATCTCCATCCAGTGGGTAACGAATCGGGTTGCAGGCTCTGGCACGCCCAGCTCGAAGATGCTCTCGATTACGCGGGTTTCCCGCCTGAGTCCTCCGAGGGCTCTGTCGATCTCGGCGGCGACGTGGGCCTCGAAATCGTCGAGCGAACCGTCGCGGAAATCACATTCACCCACCCGCGTACCCTGGCAGTGGGAGTGTCCAGTTTCCAGGTTTAACGTCCGCCGGTGTCGGCGCTGAACCGCGATCATGATCTTCTGCGCGTCCCCGCTCATGCTTCCTCCCCGGTATCCAGCGCAGCGAGGATGGCGCGCTTTGAGATCCAGTCGGGTCCGGGTTCGTACACGCCGCCCGATTCAGCCAGCGCCCGGATTCGTGTTTCCCGCGCGCGCAAACGCTCAACCTCGGCCACCAGTTCGGGGCCATGGTCCAGGGCTACATGTCGAGCCATTTCCGGTGACCTGGCGGCCATCTGAATGTCATCACGGATCGCATCCAAGTCCAGATCGCGCTCAACGTCGCTCACTCTTTCCTCCCCTGTAGCCACAACCGCAGCAGCAGCTGCGGCCCGCTTCGATTCCGCCACCGCTGCGAGAATTCCCGCAGCGAATTCCTCAATGGCGGCGGTCTCCCATACCGCGCCGAACAAGTGGATCTCTCCGTCGGCGAACACTGACACGTCACCGAACGCGTAATCCTTGCGGCCGTCTTCAAACTCGTCGCCCGTTGCCTCAAAGTACGGTTCGGGTAGTTGGATTACCGCCACACCCGGAAGAGACAGGAGAGCGTCAGCAAGGATCTCGCCCGGATCAACTCGGCAATCCGACGAGCTACCAATGATCCGGTAGTACGACCGGCTGAGGGCTTCTGTGAGTACTGCACGAACCGACGCCTGCGACTCTGACTTCAGGCATTCCCCCGTCAACTTCCCGCCCACCATCGACTCTCCGCAGAACGGGTTCGCGGGATCGTCAGGGCCGTGATTGTGAGCAGCCATCATTCCTCCATCAAATCTGCGTGGCCGTCGATGAAATCCCGGATATCACAAGCCACCTCGTAGCCTGGATCGCGTTCCGGAACGCTGTTGCAGAACTCGCGGATACGGGCAAGCTTCTCTTGGTTGTTCATTCGTCGCCTTTCGGTTCTCGGTTTCTGTCAGTGAGCCGCCCGAAATGAACCACCCGACCGGGCAGCGGCAACCCCGGACGAATCGTGTTGGAGCAGGGTGTGCCTTTGGGCGCTTTGCAGATGTCACACGACCTGCACGACACCGCCTCCAGAACACGCGGATCATCCGGGCTCGAAACAAACATCGTCATCAGTCCGGCCACCTGCCGATAAGCAGATTGTGTGGCCAACCCTTACCGACGCATATGTGCGCCTCAAACAACTCCCACGTCCAACGTTTCCCACCCCACTCGATGTGAACGAATAACCGATCTCCGTCCACACTGGCGCTGTCCACTCGCCCACCCTTCATCAGGAAGGGAATGGGTCCGTTGTTCAACAGCAGATCCACGTAGCCGGTTGTTGCCAGCATCAGATGACCGACTTCACCTCGATCCGGTCGGGGGTCGGAGTGTTCGATGACGCCCCAGTCGCACTCCCACCAGTGGCTGCATTGGATCTCTTCGTCCGGTCCGTACGGTCCGGGGCATTTGCATGGTCCGTGCGTTCCGCGGCGAATCTCGAGGCTCACTGTTCGTCTCCTGTTGTTGATTGCTGGGGCTGTGCGCCACGTGGAGCGACTTTTAGGGCCTCCGTGGTGTCACCGGACCCGGAACCGCCAGAACGGCTGTCAGCGATCCTGTGAGCATGAGCCGGAAACGCCTCCAACACCTTCACCACACGCCCCTTCTCATCCCGCACCACACACGGCTCACCGATCCCTGCCAAGCAGTCACGGCACCGCACCCGCAACGCCTCCTGATGAACCGTCGTCCCACGCCAATCCCTCACAGTGACCCCGCCTTTCGGACATTCGGGTGATCACACTTCTTGACCGCATCATCAATCTCGATATCCCCGAACTCATCACACAACGAGCAGGCATCAATGGCGGCCTGCCTAGCCTCGGCCTGCCGGCGGCGTTGCTCAGCCTCCAGCCGCTTGAAGTAATCCGGGTGCTCCTTGTCCCACTTGCGACGCTTCATGCACGGGATGCAGTTGGTGGTCTCTGAGTTCGTTTCATGGTCAGGGCATTCGGGGCGGGGGGAATCAACGTTCGCGTCTACTGACGTAACCCCCCTACTAGAAGTAACCAAAGGAATAAGGGTCGGGTCGGGTCGGGTCGGGTCGGGGTAGCGGGACTCCCCCATGCTGTCCCCGGTGGACAGTAAATCCGTGTCCACCACCATGTCCCCGGTGGACACCTGCCCATCCTGAGCCACATAGTCGCGGCCCTTTTTCCCAGCTCTCCAGGTGGATTTCTTCTTTGCCTCACGCCTTCGCCGCGCCTCATTTTCAGCCTTGGTTTTCTGCCATTTCTCCCAGTTGGCAAACACGATTTCGCGAGATTTTGGTTGAGATTGTCTCGTTGTATCAACCGTTGTCTCATCCTTGTATTGCGTGTTGTCGCAACCCTGTTTCTGCCAAAGTCCTGCTTGTTCTTGCAGCGCGCGAATGAGTCTCGGCGTGCCGCCGAACCCCTTCACAACATCAAGGGGCACATGACCGTCCGTCTCTTCTTTCGCCGACCAGGCACCGCACCGAACCCACAACCCGACGGCCTCGTTGCGGATCCTGGAGTCGAGTTGCATCACCGGCTTACTGTCAGCGAACGCGTCATCCACGTAGAACCAAGGCACCGGTCACTCCTCCGTTTCGTATCGCGGGCAATCAGGGTGATGGTTCTGCGTTTTCGGGTGCCATCCACACAATTCGCAGCGCTGCATCGCGATCAGCTCGCGGCGGCTGAACAGCAAGCGGATCCGCGGGTCACTCATGACGCACCGCCGAAGTCGAGGCACATCTGGTCGAGACGCTTCGCGGCGATTTCGCAATAGCGTTCCTCTAGTTCGACGCCGATCGCCCTGCGGCCCAGGTTGCGTGCCGCGACCAACGTGGAGCCGGAACCGGCGAACGGATCCGCAACCACACCCTCGGGTGCAGCCGCGATGATCGTCTCCATCAGCCCGATCGGTTTCGGAGTGGGGTGGCCGATCCGGGATGTCAGCGCGCTCGGCGACGACTCGGTGGTGATGACACTGCCCCGGCGGGTGGAGCGTTTCGCCCAGTGCCCGATCAGATAGATTTCTTCGTGGCTGGTGCCGAATGCCGTTGTTAGGTCGCCCATCCCGGGGCCTGCGCCGCGTTTGTCCCAGATCAAGCACTGCCGCACGTTCGCCGGTTTGGCAACACGCCACGTTCCGAATACTGCGGCAGGCCTTTCGGTTCCCCAGACGGCCAGTGCACGGTCACGGCACTGCACGTCCTTGTCGCCTGCGATGGCTTGAAACTTTTCGGCGCGTTGACCGGATTGGTAGGACATGCCGTATGGCGGGTCGGTGACGAGCACGTCGGCGGCAAGCCATTCGGTGATTTCGAGGCAGTCGCCGTGGTAGAGCGTCACCTGATCGTCTTGGTAGTACGGGTGGTTCCGGTCGCTCATGATTCGAGTTCCTCACTGGTGTAAAGCAGTGGCGCGAGCTCGTCGAGCAGCGCCTTGATCAGCAGGGCGCCGCCGCTGTAACGATCGGCGTAGCGAGCTGCCCAGCGCTCGTGAACCCCGCGCACCGGCTTAAGTGCCTCGCGGGCAAGACCGACAAGACCGTCAGCGTTGGGATACTGCTGCTGCCGATACCGATATGCAGCCTCGATTGCGGGATCGTTCATCGTTTCGCCTCTGTCGGTTGGGGTTTGGTTTCGTTCGGGATCGGCATGCGCGGCCGTCCCCAGGCGGATCGGTGGTAGCGGCGCTTGCGGCGCCAGGCGGCGAGTTCGGCGGCATCCATCGGATCTACCTGCTGTCCAAGTGGGTCACTCGGCCACCTCGCAAGCCGAAACCCTGACGAGGATCTGGAGTGCGGCGTATGCCTGTTGCGGGCATACGCCGTTCCCGCAGATGCGCAACGCATCGTTGCGCGAGATACCCGGCACCGCAGTCACCCAGCCGGCGGGCCAGCCCATCATCCACTCGGGGAACGCGGCGGTGAGTCGGGGATTGCCGTTCTTGTTCGGCTCGGTCGGCGACGGCGCGGGTCCGGCCACAGCCTCCCAGCGTGCGATCGCAGCGGCGTACTTGCCCCAGCGCGAGGTGCCGTCCAGCAGCGCATAGTCGCACAGCTGCCGCGAGTGCCCCTCTCGCCGGTCGGGATGCTGCCCGCCGCCGGTCCCGTCGCTCGCCGAGGGTGTCGGCAGCAGATCCCGCACGGTGCCAGGCAGCGTGTTCTGGTGACCGTCGCTGTCTCCAGCAGGTTGTTCTCGACGATGATCGCCAGATCCGTCACTCGGCTGCGTCCCGGTTTCTTGCGCAGATGCGCCTCGGGCGAGTTCCCCGAGGGATGCGCTACTGGCGACGGGAGTAGCAAGGATGAAGACGCGTTCACGCCGGTGCGGTGCGCCGACGTCGGAAGCGGCAAGAGTGATCCACTGCGCGTCATACCCGAGGTCGGCAAGGTCTCCGAGTACGGCACCGAGTGCCCGGAGAACAGGTCCATCTGCCCCGTCTCCCACAGCTGCCTCTTCGGATTCCATTGCGCGATAGGCCCTTGCACTGAGCAACCCCCTTACGTTCTCGATCACCACGACACCCGGCCGCAGCTGGTTAATGACTTCGGCGAACAGCGCCCACAGGCCCGAGCGGGTGCCCTCGGCGATGCCGGCGCGACGACCGGCGGCACTCACGTCCTGGCAGGGAAATCCGCCAGCGAGAATGTCGACCGGCTCGACTTCTGACCAGTCGACCGCGGTGATATCGCCGAGGTTCGGCACACCGGGCCAGCGGTGCGCGAGCACCTTGGACGCGGCCGGGTTCAGCTCGCAATGCCACACCGTGCGGGCGCCGAAGAACTGCTCGACGGCGATGTCGAGGCCGCCAGCGCCGGAGAACAGCGAACCGAGTTTCACGGTGCCGCCTCGAATTCGTGGTCCTCGTGGTCTTCGCAGACCAGGTGGTCGTCGATCGGGTACGCCTTGGCGGTGCCGCACACCTCGCAGCGCCGGCAGTCTGGGCAGAGCAGCTCGACGAGCTGGTAGCGCTGACCCATGCGCCCACCGCCGAAGTCAATGAGTTCACCAGTCGGCGCCGACCGCCCGAACCAATCGGCCGCGGCGAGAACGGCGTTGATGGCGCCGCCCGGGTCGCCATAGGCGCTGAAATCGCCGTAGTCGGTTTCGATGTCGCCGCACTTGGTGCAACGTGCCCGGTGAAACGTGACCTCGGCGCTCATCGGGTAGTGGGGCGCGCCCAGGTCGGGTGCTTCGCCGAGCGGTTCGAGGCCGTCCTCTGTCGCGTTCATGCTGAAGGCACCTTCCCCGCAGCGCGAAGCACTTTCATCACCCACCGGGCGTCTTCGAGCGCGTTGTGCTCGGTGCCGTCCTGCTCCGGCTTCTCGAAGTCGGCCATGGTTTCGAGCAGCTGCTGCAGGTCATGGGTGAACATCGGGAGCCCCTTGGGCAGCGAGATCATTCGGCCCCACAGCTGCGCCAGGACCACGTGGTCGTACGCCGCGTAGTTCGCCCAGAGTTGCGGTGGGTCGACAGCCAGCAGGAACTCGCGGACCTCGTTGGCGATCACCCATTTCGGCTTCACCAGCACGCTCGTCGTGTCGAGATGGCCGGTGGTGTCGATGATGTCCTTGATCGTCCCGCCGACGGTCGCCGGCTTAGTCTTGTACCCCCGCAGCGGAAGGTGTGGCCACACGTTGGCGAGTAGCCAACGGTCGCGCCGGATGCGCTCCTGGTCCATGTCGTTGTTGACGGCGTAGTACTCGCGGCCGTCCTCGCACACGATGCCGATCGAGATCAGCTCGATCGTGCGGCCGTCTTCGAGAAACTCGGTGTCATAGGCGTAAATCGGTCGGCTCATAGCAGGGTCATCTCCGTCTGGTCGTCGAACTTGCGGCATCGCGTCACGGGTTCCCGTGAACCCAATGTGCACGTCAGGCAAGATGGTCGTTCTCCTCTTCTGCGCCTTCGAATCCGGGGCACAAACAGATCGTGTAGGTGTTCATGTCGTCCCGGTTGACACCCATGCGGACCCGGCACTGGGGGGCATGAGAAGACCTGGGATGGTCACACAACAGACAGTCGGTCACTGGCGGCCTCTTCTGGGATGTGTGCCCGGTGGTCGGCGAAGGCGTGGTGCCGGCGGATGAACGCCTCAGCTTCGTCCGTGCTGGTGAACTCAGCGGACACCGGGCGTCCTTGGGTCCGGGCGCATTCGCCGCACACGACGGTGATCATGGGACCTGCCAGTTGATGGTGTCGCCTTGCTGGAGAATCTGTTCCAGGTATTTGACGACGGTGACGGTGGAGTTGAAGCATTTCGGTGGTTCGGTTCCACCGGTGACGATGTAATGGGGCCACGTCCCAGAAACCGTGTACATCACCTGAACAGCCCCTTCACGAGGAAGTACGCCAGCGACGGGGGTCCGGTGAATGCGAGGACGATGTAGGCGATCGCTTCGAGTTGATCGGGTGTGAGGTTGCTCATCAGTTCTCCCTGTGTGGGTTGTGGTTTCGGTGGTGCGGGTGGCCGACGTGGGGGCATCCATCGGAACGGTGCGAACGGCGGCGGGCACGGATGCTCAGCAGTAGTTCGAGGTTCATCATGCGGGTTCCTCGAAGTCGAACCCGATCTCGATCGGCTTGCTGAGTCGGTTGACGATGAGCGGCAGATAGTCCGCCTCGCGTTCGATGGTGATGCAGCGCTTGTGCTCGTGAATGCACGCCTCAGCGGTCGTGCCGGATCCAGCGAACGGGTCGAGCACGACACCGTTCGGCGGGGTGACGAGCCGCACGAGCCAACGCATCAGTGTTAACGGTTTGACGGCTCTAGGTGGGGTGCGCCACGGACGCACCCCGAACCTCCTCGAAATAGGGGCGGATGTCCGCCGGGATCTCATCAACGTTGAAGTCGCGCATTAGCGCATCACCTCAATTGGGTTAACAGTGGGAAATCCGATTTGCGCAACGCTCCTGATAGTTGCGCCGAGAAAGTCAGTCAATCTCTACACCGGCCTCTCGCAGACGAGCCACCACGTGATCCACTTGCTCCGGCGTGAGGTCCGCGCGTAGACGCAATTTCGTTGTGACGACGCTGGGACGTTCCGCTCCGGGTGCTTTCGCTTCGTAGCGGAACACCGGAAAGAACCGTGACGCGCCGCCCTCGTCGCCGTACCCGGCGTCAGGTCGGGCACCCGCACTTCTCTCACCGCCCGCGATGCCTCCGAATATCTTCTGCCCACCGCCGTTGCGCTGCACCGCCGTGCCGGACTTTTGGACGCCGGTTTGCGCGTCGAGCTCGGCGGCTTGGTCCTCGTCGAGGACGACGTTCGTCGGCCACCGGCCATCTTTCGTTTCGCCTTGGTACTCAACGCCCTCGTCTGGTCTCCAGTTGCCGCCAGTGCGGTTTAACTCCGCTCCTGGTTTGAACCGCTTCACGGTGTATGCCCGACCTTCGCTGCCCGACGTGTGTATCCGGCAGGCGTCGATGTTGAGTGCCCCGGTGCCGTGCTCCAGGACATTCGCCGCCACCGTGCCCACGAGAGGTTTACGTGCGACCACGATTGGCTCGTGGCTTGGCTTGAGCGCAGTACCCCAGCCCTCCCACCGTTTGGCGGCATCGGTGGCAGAGGCGGTGATGTCAAATACGCCAGTTGACGTTTCGACGCCTCGCAGTCCGCCCATGTTGGCGGTTTTCCCGGAGGTGCCGACGCCAACAGTTTCTCGCTCAGCCTCCGCGATCACGTGCCCCCACCGCGCTTCGTCCAAATCGAGCAGGTCGCGCAGCTTTGGCCACCATTTCGCCTCGGGGAACTGATGATGTTCCCAGTTCCAACACGCACCCGACCTGGTGCCGACCACAGCTTCTGACACGTCGGCGGCCGACAGCCCGGCGGCCTCGCGGCGCTCCCTCAAATGCGCCGCAAACTCGGCATGGCTCGCGACCCCAGGGCGCTTGTCAATCGCCTTGGACACGTCGAGCGACTTGGGCATTCCGCTGCCGTACAGCCAGGCGATGGAGTCGCGGATCTCGAACCCGGCGTCCTCGATCGCCGCCGCTAGCCGGTGCCAGGTGCGCGAACCGCCGAACGCGAGCAGGTGCCCGCCCGGTTTCAGCACGCGCAGGCACTCGGCCGCCCACTGGTGGTGCCATTCCTGCATGGTTCGCCCCTGCTGCGCCCGTACATTCGGCCATTGCGGCTCCGCGCACTCGCACTTGCGTCCGATGTGGTCAAAGCGCCACCTACTACACCTCTGGCACTTGACATTCGCCGATGCGTTGTAGCTGGCCGGTAGTTTGAACCCCTTGAATCCTGAACCGTCGGTGAAACCCTGGTGGCTGGCCTTACCAATGTCTCCGAGACGATCCCACTCCTTGCCCATGAACTCGAGCCCGTAGGGCGGGTCGCAAACCACGGCGTCGACGCTGCGATCGGGCAGCTCGGCGAGCACGTCGAGGCAGTCCCCGTGGTAGAGGGTGACCTGATCGTCTTGGTAGTACGGGTTCATTTCGCTGCCTCCGTGGGGATTCGGTAAACAAAACCGTCGTCGTCGAGCAACACCCAGTTGCCCCTGTAGAGGACGGGAACAGTGATGGGGGATTGGGATTGACGAACGAGCCAGCCGTCGGCGAACGCCTGCGTCCGATACGACTCCACATGGCGGTGACAGGAACCGCAGAGCCAACCACCATTGGACGCAAAGTTGGTTTCCTCGCGGCGAGTAGACCCAAGACCCCTGGGTCGTCTGTGATGTGCAGTAGCGTCTGAGGCGTACTCGTTGCAGCGTTCACAACGCCCCTGGGCACGAGTCCAGATCAGTTCCTTCACCTCAGGTGGGAACCCCGTATACCGGCGACTCATGCGTTCGCCTGTTGGCGGGCCTGGTCGTACTGGTTGATTCCCCACACGATCGCGTGCAGCGACACCAGGTAGTGCCAGTCGAAATCCTTGAGGTCCCATTCCCATGACTCGTTGAACTCGAACTGATTTCCAGCCGCGTTCGTGTGCCTGAAATCCATCAGGGCTCGGTGGGCCTGGTCTTCGCTAGCTACGTCGCCGTAGTCGTCCCGCAGAACTCGGTCGCAGATGTCGCGCCATAGCCACCGGTGCGGGCCGTCGTTCCACTCGCACCAGTCGCGGAACACCTCGTACACGCGTCGTTTGAATACTTCCTCCGAGAACGTCTTGGCCTGAACCGGCCCCCTCAACTTCTCCGCCCAGTACTGCGGGTTGATGTATCCGACGGGATTGCGGAAGAACTCGAACATGTCATCGATGCGGGCGAAGTGGTAATCCTCCAGGTCTCCGGTGATGACGAGATGCCCTGGCCAGGTGACAAGGTCGAAGCGCCAGATTCCGGTTCCGGGCTCTTGGAACCGGATATGTCGATACAGTCCCTCATCGCGCAGGATTGTCATCTGGTGGTTTTGGGTGGACACCTGCAGCATCTGGAACGGGTCGCTCATGAGGCGTCCGCCTGCTTGGCTTCCAACTCCTGCGCCCGGGCCGCCAACGCCTCCTGAACCGTAGGACCGTCAGCGACCCCAACGTTCAACAACTCGCCGGCCTTCGCGTCCCGCCACAACCCGGTCAGCACATCGCGAGACTCTGCAGCCGCGATCAAGTCCATCAGTTCCAGCACCCGGTCCTGAACTGACTCCAGCTCCCGCACGTGGGCGGTCTTCGGGTCGCACTTGAGGATGTCGAACACCAGTTGTTCCAGTGTCAGATCGGGGACGCGGCGGGGCTTGTCTTCGCCGGGGATGATTCCGGCGTGGACCGAACGGGCACCGATGATCTGCGGATGCTCACCCCGGTTCAACCTCACCCACACTGAGGCGTCGAACGCCAGATTCTTCTGCCCCTCAACCTTCCACGTCCGCTGCGAGGTAGGTTTCCCGTTCTCCATCGCCACCTGATCAGCACCACGGGCGATCATGACCACGATCCCGGGGAACCGCATCAGGATCCGCATGAGTTCTTTGTGGCGGGCGGTGGCGAGATTCCACAGGTCAGTTGATATGACGATCTCCGCTTCAGGATCGCGCTCAAGCTTTTTCAGGTTTGCCTCGCGCCGACGGGCCTTGTTATCGACCCACTCTTTGAGGTCGTCCCATTCGGCGGTCATCGAGTCGATCACCAGCACAACGGGTTTCTCCCCGGCGTCGATGGCACGCTGGGCTTCGTCTCGGGCGGCGCGGACTTGCTCCATAATGGAGGTCCAGGTGCCGTCGTGTTCGATGACTTCGTAGCGGGCACCGGGGATTGCCCCGTACTCGTCGGCGGCACCTTCAGACCAGTCGATCCACAAGGTGCGGCCGACCCTGTCCGAAGATGAAAGGACCGCTGCGGCCCACGATTTGCCCGCCTTCTCTCCACCTTCGACGAGGATGAGCGGCCATGGGACAGCGCCGGTTGGGGGACGGGTTTTGAGGGTCATTGTTCGATCTCCTTCAACCCGGACACCCCGAGAGCACCCCGAGCCAACAAACCAGCGATCGTCACATCCGAGTCATCCGACAACTTCACAATGGGATACGGGGCACCCTCAACAACATCGATCAGCCCATCGATCACAACCCCATCGACGTCAACGAACGCGCCCTTCTTCGCTGCGTCGTCCAGGAGTTGTTTGAGGAACGCTGGTCGTACGCGTTCTTCGATTTCAATTTCGGTGGGGTAGTTCGCTTTCACGTAGGCGAGCAGTGCTGTTTCGGATGCGACTTTGGCGGTTTTGCGGCCTTTCGCCATCGACACGTGCCCGATGACTTGGCCGGAGACGACGGCGGCTTTCCGCTCCCCCGCCAACAATCCGAGTTGTTGTTTGGCTTCTGCTTTCCATTGCTTTAGCCGGTCTTCCAACCACTTGCACAACGCCAACGTGGCAGTCGGATCGCTCATGCTGCTGTCCACCTGTCTGCGAGCCTGTCCAACGACCCGATCACCGCATCCACCCGGGACAGGGCCTTGTTCACCACATCCAGGTTCAACTCCAGCGCTTCGCGGTCCAGGAACTGCAAAGGCGGCCCCTCAGACAGCAACTCATGCAAAGCGCACCGCGCGTCATCAAGGGCGGCTGCGCCGGCTTTCGCGTCGTCCCTCGCGGTAATCACCCGTGTATCAACAACCATCAGTTTTCGTCCTTGTCTCGATATTCGGAGCAGTGGCAGCGTTCCCGGCCGCCCTGGTCGAACGTGGCGGCGTCGCAACCCGTGTCCCACCGGCCGCGGAACTTGTCCCACTCGTAGCGGTGGAAAGACCGGTTATGGCCGCACACGCACATCACGAAGCCTCCAACCATCGGAACTTCTTGACCAGAGATCTGAACTCGGCAGCCTGCTTCTTCGACCACCCGTAACCAGGGAAATACTTTTCGACCGTTGTCCGGCTCACACCCAACGTGCGGGCAACCTCCCGATACGGGGCACCGTCATCAAGCAAATATTGGGCGAAATCCTTCTGCTCCTGACTCAACGACACAAACTGATCCGGCGACGCCAAACGAGCATCACCAGCCGCCCGAACCCGAACCACCGTCCGAGCCGAACAACCCACAACTTCCCCAATATGCTTGGCGGAACACCCCTCACGAGTCATCAACAGAATCGTCTGCACCTGCTCGGGGGTGATCCTGTTCCCGTTGCTCATGCCACCTGATCCTCACCATTCGCTTTGAGCAGAGGCCGCCGTTCCCGCTCCGACAACCCACCGAACACCCCGTAGTGCTCACGATTCGCCAACGCGAACTCCAAGCATTCGGCCCGCACCTCACACCGGGCACAAATTCTCTTCGCCGGCTTCGCGCTCTCCCCCTTACCGGGGAAAAACATGTCCCCCACATCGACTTGGGCGCACAGGGCTTTGTCTCGCCACGAGTGCCGGTCCTCGTTGATGATGACCAGGAGATGAGACAGGTCGGTCATGCCACGGACTCCAGTTCTGTGATCCACGCGAACGGGTCCTCAACATCTGGCACACCGGCAAGGGCAGCCATCAACAGTTGAGTGCGTTCGGTTTCCGGGAGGCTTGTCAGATAGGCCCACACGGGCAGGGAGTCACCGCTACGGATACGCCGAGACAACCAGATGACTGTTGCAGCGATACGGGATTCCCAATCCGTCTCCGACAGTGGGCATTCCTGAAACAGCCTGTCTGGGTGGGCTTCCATGTTGCCATCGGTCGTGACCCACGCGTCCTCCCCGCACACCGGGCAGGATTGCAACTTTGCTGCAGGCAGTTCAGCCCTGTCCCGTTCGATGGTGCGGACCGTGCAGTGCGCCCTGCGCGCCAACTCCACTTCGGGGAGTTTCGGGCGCCGCCGCACCAGCATTCGGCGCTCTTCGGTATTAAGCCGCATGGGAGTTCCGTTCACGGCGCATTCCACAGCGAACCAGTCGATGCTCACGCGCCCCACCTCTGCGCCCGTCGGCACTCATTCGAGCAGGTCTTCGCATAAGTCCCCATAAACTCGCCGCCGCACTGCGTGCAGATCTTCAGGGACGGTTGTGACCGCAAAGCATTCGCCGCACGCTTCTTGCACTTCGGTGAGCAGAACCGTGCCCGCTGCGTCACAGGCTCGAACACGTTTCCGCACTGCTGGCATTTCTTGTCGGTGAACCTGGCCGGCTTCACCGGTGCCAGCTCGCCACGCTTGATGCGTTGGCGTTCCTTCTCCGAAAACCCGCCCCACACACCCAACTCGTTGTGCTTCAACGCCCACTGCAGGCATTGCGGTTGTACGGGGCAGGTCCAGCAGATGCGGCGGGCGGCGTCGTTGGTGTAGTGGCCGGATTCGTTGAGGAACCAAATGTCGCCGTCCTTGTGGGTGCAGAGCGCGCGGGAACGCCAGTCGCTGGTGTGGACTTCTGCCAGTTGGATGAACGGGGAGTTCGCCATCACACCCACCCCGTCCCGGTCAGGTGTTCAGGGCAGAACGATGCGGTTGCGGCACCCACGAAATACCCTGAGTCATACAGGTTCAGGTTGGAGTTGTTGTACACGAAGACTGAGGCTTCGTACATGGTGTAGCCGGTGTCGAGGACGTCGCATACGGCTTTTCCGGCGTTGATGGCGGCCGGTTTGGAGCTGTAGGTGATGCCTTCGGAGTCGAGTGCCATCACGAACGCGTCGGACGTGATATCTGCGTGGGCTGCGGGTGCGGCGAGTCCGGGGCCGATGATGCCCGCAGCGATCAGCAGGGGCATCGTCCACCAGTAGCGCCAGGACTTCTCGTTGCGCCTCATGCTGCTTCTCCTGTCGTGAGGTAGTCGCGCAACAACGCCACGACGGCGTCGCCGTTCACCTGCTCCCAGATCGTCGGCTCCGTTTCCCAGTGCCACGGCGGTATGAACGGCCAGCCACCGACACGGTCCAGTTCACTCATGACCGCCGCTGCCAGGTCCTCGAACTCTTGGAGATGGCTCAAGTCAGCCATTGGTGGGTTGGTGGTGACGGGCAGGTCGGCCCAGTTGGTTTGGTGGTGGTCCCACCATGAGGGTTTAGAATCTTGGATTGACATCGGGAATTGTCTCCTTAGTTGTGTGTTTCCGGTGTTAGGGCCGTCGTCCCGCGCAATGGGGCGGCGGCCCGCCTTTACTTCGGGGTGATGTGATACGTCTCCAGCAGGGACTGGGCGACAACGCCGGGGTTCACCCCGGACGCGCCGGGCGCGGTCGTGAAATAGCTCAGATGGCGTTCCAACTCGGCGGCCGTCGCATGCTGATGCCTCATGGCGGCGAGTTCTTCCGCGGTCGCAGAATCCAGGAACTCCCCCAACTCCATGAACTCGTCATCATCGAGGAATTCGCGGGCGAAGCTGAGGCAGTACTGCTTGGTGGAGTCGATGGCGTCGTGTATCCACTTTGGCGAGTTCGGCCCTACCTGCTTGTGCAGTTCGTCCCAGCCGTTGGAGGGTCCCGGCGCGGGGGGCGGGGGAACCATGCCCGCGCCGGGACCAATGTCACCCACCGCAGTGGGTGACGAGTCTGCCGAAACCCGATGCTCGGCAGAAGAACGAGCCAGATCTTGAATCGGCGACATGCCCCCTCCCCCGCCACCACCCGTACCACGGACATGGGAGATGCGGGGTTCGTGGACTTCTTCCTCAGCCTCCGCAGCAGCAAGAACATCCCCGCAGTCCAGGCCGAAATCCCGACCCAACGCATTGCTCATGTCCTGACGCTCAAGGCGCGCCAACCACGGATCCACCACAGCACCCACCAAGGCGAGTCCGTCATGAATCACGTTGTTAAACCTGGCATTCAAACGCTCAACAAGATTCACGCTGTCTCCCCTAGCTCTTGTAGCCGGCACCGCAGACGGGCGTTCTCCTCACGCAACGCCTCCAACTCCGCATCCTCACGCATCTGCCTCGCGTCGAACTCCGCCAACGCTTTCCACAACCCAGACTGGCGAACCTCACCCGACAGTTGACACACACTCCGATGCTTAGGAGCAGACGTACTCACTTGCCGACCTCCGGGATGTAAAGCACGTGGGCCGGAAGGTCAGGCTCGAATGCATCTGCCGTCATCGCATACCAGCAGCCATCCCACTTGACTTCGGGCACGCCTATAACTGCCTCGACGATCGAACCTTCCGGCAGCGCGTCGAGTTGTTCGACGGTCTCAATCACCCTGGGACGCAGACGCTCAACCTCGTTGCGTAGCTCGACAAGCAGATTGGATTCCGAGATTTCCAGCCCAAGCTTCTCTGCCCGCAGCCGCTCAACCTCGGCGACCAGCTCCCGCACGAGATTGTCGGGATACGCACCCATCTCAACGCCAGCCGCTCTGCAGTACTCGTAGATGTTCAGCGATCTCTTGGCCCGCTCAACCACATCACTCATGCGGACACGTCCAAACTTGCGACATACCTCTGCAACTCAGTACTCACGCGGACCTCGGCTCATAGCTACGCGACTTCATCCACTCATCAACCTCATTCAGGTCAACACGCGCCTCCCGACCGTTACCGATCGGATAAGCCTTCAACCCATCGTTTTTGACCGCTTCCCGTATCAGCACGTCTGATTTCAAGCGGAGGTATGACGCGGCCTCTTTGAACGTGGCCCATCTGGGAGTGCTCATTTCGCATCCTTAGGTTTCGACTGGAACAAAGGCTTCTTCGGCTTCTGGGAAATGCTGAATCGGAGGCCTCGGGCGTGAATGAAACGTCATCGCGTCTCCCTCATCGCGTTGCGGATGATGGTCAGCTGGTCGATCAGATCCGTGAGTTCATCGGCATCCAGGAGAACGTCACCCTCGCGGTATCCATCACCGACGTACAAGTAGGCCAATTCGGATCCGTTGTTTTCCCCGAGTCCAACGGTCACACCACCATGTCCTCTCTTGAGGATCTGGGTGGGCTCTGCGTAGAAAGACCACCGGCACTCTCCGCCCTGGGTGCACGGGATGCGTCCGGCGTCGAATGGTGACTGGTCACCGGTATGCTGTAGTTCAGACATTTGAGCCTTCCTCTCAGGTGTCTTCTGCCCTCACCTGCTCCACACAGGTGGGGGCTTTTTTATGCGGCGGGGTTTTTCTGCTCTGCTGGCCGCTCCAATACGGAGACGGGAACCTTGAGCGCGACGGCGAGCTTCTTGGTGACGGTGGCGTTCGGCCACCGGTCACCGTTCTCAAGCTGGGAGAGGTAAGGGGCAGAGACTCCGCTTTCGCGGGACAGTTCGGCGGATGACCAACCTGTGCGCTCACGGATGACCCGGAGTTCCTGCCACACCCCGTAGGACTGTTTGACCATGCCGCCAACTGTACTGCGAACAAGTGCAAACCGCAAGAGTTCGCGCGCAGTTCGCGCCAACAATGCTGTGACCTGCAATGTTCGAAAACTACAAGCGCGTAACTGCAAAGAATTGGGGTTGTGCAAGCAGTGGACTTTGCACCTGTTTGCACGCGAACATGTAGGCGTGAACGAGAACAAGGAACACCGCGAAGACTGGCCATTCGGGCCAGAACTCAAGCGGCACAGAGAGCGCGTCGGGCTATCTCAGCGCGAAGCCTCACGGCGCACAACGCCACCAGGCAGCGACAAGCCCGCCGTCAGCGCAGGACGGTGGAAGCAACTGGAAACGGGGTGGCAGATCAACAAAGGGACACTGATCCCAATCGGAACGACCGCATCCACCGTGGCCGCCGCTGCCCGAGCTGTCCAATGGGATGTCAACGAAGCTCTGGCGATAGCCGGATTTCAACAGTCAGACATTCCACCGCCGCTACCCGAGCCGGCGATAGTCCGCTACTCAGACGACGAACTTCTCGCCGAAGTCCGGCGACGACTAAAGGAGGCAAGAGATGTCATGGAAGCTCAGACGGAGAAGAGAACACCGCGCGAAGCGCGTCAAGACCAGGAGGGCGACCTAGACGCCGCGGCCAGTGACACGACGCAGCCGCGCCAACCTCGGACCGGCGAAACAGTTGGGGCGGAGATTCGTGATCGCGTCGCCAGGAGCGTCCGGGCACGTCAACGCCGCAAGGACTAGACGTGCCCGGCGCAACGTCCATGTTGTTGGCGGACACTCATCCATCGCGTTCAAAATCCGCACCAGCAGAGTGTCGAGTTCGTCATCAAACATGGGCTGCACCTACCGAAATCACCAGCACCGGTCACCCCTCGCAACCGGATGCGTAGACGCTAACGGATCATTGCCAAAATCGACACAGGAAGCCCAAACATGGGAATGTCACGATCAGATAACGCCAGTGCGCGAAAGTTAGCCACCAACACAGAAAGCCCACTACCAGATGACCACCAATGATCGCGCAGTGTCACCAGGGAAGGTGATGGTCACCGCGCTCGCTGTGCTCGCCGTCGTAGGCATCGTCTCCGCACGCAACAACAACGACGACGACGACAGAAGCGCATCACAAACCACCACACCAACCACCACCACTACACGGCCCAACCCGTACCGCACCATCCCCGGCGACGGCACCCACAACATGGGCGGCGCAGACGGATACGACTGGGGCACCTACACCGCCACCATCCCACCCAGCTCCCCCGGCTGCACGTGGGCGGTCGTCAGCATCGCCGACTACCGCGGCGGCGAAACACTCCGCGAAGGTGAAGCACCATCCGGCACCGTCCGCGCGAACATCCAACCCGATGGTGTCGCGTCGTGGACCGGCACAATCAACGGGGATCATCGCATCGTGTTCCGCACGAGCGGCTGCGGAACTTGGACCATGACGGAGTGACCACCCGCCAGAACGCAAAAAAGCGCCCTGCCGGGGATGGTGAATCCCTCGGCAGGGCGCATTTACAGTCGGTCGCCTTATTTTGTTTCTAACGCAAACGTTGATGGGAGCAGTTCGGACAGCCCCTGCATGGCCTCCAGATGCCTCGCCCGGTCCGCATGCGCATAGATCCGCTGCGCATCCACACTCGCATGACCCAAGATCTCCATACGCGTTTGCTCATCCACACCCGCTGCGCGCAGCAATGTCGACGTGGTGTGCCGCGAGTTGTGCGGCGGCAACGACTCGGTTGGACCGATCACCCCAGCAGCGCGGAACACGCCACGCCACACGTCGTAGTCCGAACGGGGATCGATCGGCTTCCCCTCCTTGTGCCACACCAAGTCATGCGGATTGTCGGCGCGGAGTTTCTGCATCGCCACATACAACGGCGGCAACAACGGCACCTCACGCCAACCAGCGTCCGTCTTCGGCCGGGTGAACAACAACGACCCCTCACATTCCTGATACTCGAAATGCGCCGGCAGGTCCCACCGGGACTGCGGGCATGCCCATGCCCGTGTCTTCCCGCAAGGCCAGTACGGGGGTTTTTTGGGCATACGGTCGGGCCGGGACAGCGGTGACGGTTCGGGTAGAGGATCCCCACAGCCGTGGACGCGGGTTTCCGATTGCAACTGCCAAGCGATGGTGATCCATCCCTGAGCGGGGTTGTCGACGTAGGGCCAGCGCAGGCCGAGGAGTTCCCCACGGCGGGCGCCCGTCAGGAAACCGGCGGCGATCCGCACCGCATCTGGTTCGTCGCACACCTGGAACGCGGTGTGGATGATGTGCTGCGCCACGTCCGCCGGGAAGCCGTTGCGTTTCTTCTTCCGGTACTCAGGTTTGTCGACCAATGCGGCCACATTCCTGGTCGCCACACCCTCCGCTACCGCATCGTCCAAGGCTTTCTGGACGATGACATGGACCAGCTCGGCGGTGCGGGAGGCCCCGATCTCGGAGTGCAGGTCCCGCACATGCTGCGGGGTGAGTTTGTCGATGCGTTTCGCGCCGAGGATCGGGTTGATGTGGTTGTGGATGGCGGCCCGGTAGTCGTTGAGGACGCCGGGGCGGACTTTACGTTTGGCGTGGATGTTGTCGATCCAGTGCAGCATCCACTTCTCCACAGTTGTGGATGAGGTGGTGGCGATGCGGCCCTCTTCGACGTCGCGGCGGAGTTGTTTGAGTTTGGACATGGCGGTGTTGCGGTCCACGGAGGACACCCATTTGTAGCGGCGGTTGCCGTTGCGGTCGGGGGGTAGTTCTACTCGCCCCATCCATTTGCCGTCGGCGCGTTGGAAGAACGCTCCGTCTCCGCGAGTTCTGCGTTTCTTAGTTGCCATCGTTATCCCTCCCAGGGGGTCACCCTACGGTTCACCCTACGGTGCTACGCAGCATTACGCAGAACTGCGCAGTATCGGGTGTCTACCTGCGGGTTTGACAACGTTTCTCCTGGTATGCAGCCTATCAACCGCTGACTCTTAATCAGCGGGTCGGGGGTTCGAAACCCTCACGGCGCACAGGTCAGAGGCCATAAGCCTCAGAGGGGATCACCCTAAAGGTAACCCTATAGGGGTTTTCACTGGTCCTACATGTCGTCGCGCCGTCGTACTCTCTTTTCATAGGGGAGCATGAGGATCCAACTGAGCTTGCTGTGCCTTCGATTGAGCGGTTGAAGCATCTGGAGCGTCGGCGGACAGCGATCACGGTTCCCAACGATGGCTGAAAGAAGGATGAAATGACTGCAGCTACTGACCGCTACGAAGCTGTGATGTGTGGTGGTTGTGAGGTGAAGTCGGATGACGTCGTTTACGGCATGTGCACCGCTTGTGGTTCTGTTGAGGTCGCGTTGATGCAGCCCACTGGCAGTCGGAACCTGAGCCACATAGGTGAATCAGACACCTACCCGACCGGCCACGGATGCGAGATGTGCAACTGATGAACACCGATGATCGTTGCGGCCGGTGCGGTCAACCGTTCAAAGACGGGGAGACAGTTATCGACACCCTTCCCCCAGTGCACCACACATGCCAAAACCTGGATGCCTCCGAACGATACAGAGCTGCCCGAAACCCCAAGCACTAGTAGATACGCGAAAAGAGGGCCGCCCCGCTTGCACTGGAGAGTGTGTGCAAGCGGGGCGGCCCCGTAACCTCTCCTGAAGTTCGATGCTTCACGAGGCGTGGATTAAGCCAGGACGTGAATTAACAGCGCGACGATCATCCCCGCGACGACAGCCAGCCACACCGACCGCCACAACTCCAACTGCGGATCACTCATCGTCTGATTCGTCCCAGTAACGATTCACCAAACCGTCCGTGAGATACCCCGGCTGCCCTACCGGTGTGATCACCGTCGTCGCGCCCAAGTCCATCCGGTCACCGGTGATGCGTTCCAGGCCGACAACCGCCACATAGTGGGCTACCTGCCAGCCGTCGCCCTGCGCATCCAAACTCTCTTGGATCGCAGCCCGGACAGGATCGGCCGGCCTCACAACCGCACCCACAACTTCAACGCGTCCCACAGGAACCCTACCGTCACTCCGTGGTCTAGGAACGTGCACACTCGAACGTTCATTGGTCAGACCCCTCTCACAGCGCTCATGCGTTCCGGCTCGATGGACAGTCGTGAATGCGCCCCGCAGTTGGTGCAGCGGCGCATCGTGTACGTCAACACATTCGCCACGTACCGCCGCGGGATCACCACCGTTTCACCACCGCACCGGTTACACACCATCAGCTTGTCCTCGCCGTCAACGAACAGTGCGGGATGGTTTTTGATGTGCGGACGCAGGAAGTCGTACAACCCCTGCGTGGCTACCACATCGCCAGCGCAGTACGACACCAAGCGTTCCCGGTCCGCGGCGCTCTTCCCTGTCACGGCGCGTTCCATCGCGCCCCGGTCGTAGCGGTCAGTTTTGGCGGGCAGGCCAACGATCTGACAGAACGCGTCCAAACCTTTGAATGGGGCACCGGATTTGAACTCGCGGCGCAGCACCTTCAACGTGTCAACGGTTTTGAACGGAGGCAGCGGAGGTAACCCGGCCTCCAAATGCAGATCGCCCTTCAGCCACGGCACGTCAGCTTCGTCGATGTAGTGGCCGACGACTATATCCGCTTGGGATAGCAGGTTGTGGACGCGCCGCAGGAACCGTTTGCGTCCACCTTTGTCCCATTCGGCGAGCTGGATAACCTCGGGCTGGTCATACCACTTGGCGCACACAATCGTGGTGCGCGGCATGCGGGTCACCGTCTCGTACTGCACGTACCGGTTCTTCAGGTCTCCCCTGCCCCACCAGTATTGTTCGGTGATTCCGGGGAGCCGTTCAACGTCGAGGATCAGGATTTTGTTGCGCACACCTTCGGCGATGCGCACCTGGCGCAGGTCGCTAGTCAGCGACATGATGGTTCCTCGCGTGGTGCCGCCACGCTTGCGAGTTCATTTCTGGCATACCGTGTTTGACGAGGACCCGCAACACATCGGTGAACCTGACGTCGCCGCGTTTCGCGGACTCCAACGAGGATTTGATCTCTGCGCGTTCCTGCTTCGACCGGGCACCAACCCAGTCACATGCGGGGCAGGTTCGGGGCTCCAAACCTGCAAGATCGGCCAAGAGTGACATTTGGTGTTCCCTTTCCTTGGTGTTTCACCGGTCGCGTCGCTTGTCGCCCTCGATGCGTTCGAGGCGTTCGGTTCGCAGTTCCTCCCTCAACCCTCCGATGTCCCGTTGAATCTGTTTGAATCCGTCCCGCACCAGATCGCGTATCTCGTCGAGGTCGTCGCGCATGTTGGTGTCATGGGTGTTGACGGTCTGCTCGTGAATCTCATCGGTTTTCGCGTCGATCTGTCGGGCACGTTCCCGGCCCTTGCGTTGCCCTCGAACAGTGAGGACACCGACAATTCCCGTTCCGATCGCTGCGATCGTGGAAGGCAAACCGATGATGAGCAGTCCTATCAGGTCGATACCATCTTCGGGCTGGTACGCGGCGTCCATTGCTTCGCGCACCGACTCCCACATCATGCGGCGGTGACCGCTCTAGTCGCCGAAGCCGTTCCGGGGTTGCCGCGGCGTTCCGCGCCGATAGACATCAGCAGTGACACCACTGCGGCGCCGCCGGACACTGACAGCACTGACACCCAATCGGTGGCGAGTAGGTCAACCGCGCCCGCGCCGAGTGTGGCGATCGCGGTTTGGGCGAACGTGCGGGCCGCGCGTTCGGCGGCGTCGATCCAAAACGAACGTGTCAACATCAGGTGGTCCTCCCGTTATGTGCGTAGGTAGTCGATGGCGGGCTGGATGTTGTAGTCCACGTGCGGGCCGGTGCGTTTCGCGAAGAACATGCCGGCGTCGAGGATCGCTTTGGTGATCGCGATCGTCTCCGGTAGCGGGGCCTGCACAAGTTCGATTACTTGGGCGAGTAGCGAATCGGGTCCGGTGAACAGGTCCAGGTCGCGCACGATCTGCCAGATGGCGTTGCGGACCTCTTGTGTGTCACCGGGTTCGGTGCAGGCGTACAGGTCGCCTTGGTGTGCGTAGTCGCGCCACCACGGCGGGGTTTCACGCATGCCGTTCGATGAGACGCCTTGGGTGTTGGATGGGGCCATTGGTGAGCCGCCGTGGTCGGCCCACACGTGACCGAGTTCGCGGTTCGGGTTGCCCCACGTCACGGCTTTCTCGATGTGCGGTTTCATCCAGTGCAGGGAGCCGGTTTCGGGTGCGATGTGGTTCATCCACAGTTCGGAAACCACTACCGCGCCTTGGGAGTAGCCTGCTAGCGCGGCGCCGTGGGTTTCGATGCGTTGGCGCCACCGGTTAGCTTGGTTGTGGGTTTCGGTGATGGCGGCGGTGATGGATTTGCCCATCGGGAATGGTGCTGCTGGGTAGCCGATGGGTTGCCACAGGTATTTGTCTTCGACGGCGCGGGCGGTGTCGGCGTCGGGGCCGATCCACCAGGGAACACCGGTGCCGCACACGGTGATCAGCACGGGACGGGTGTCCACGACGGGGCGCGGTAGGTAGCCCATGACGTACTTGGTTTCGGCGTTGATGATTCCGGGGATGTACAGGCCGGACGCGAGCTGTCCTGCCGTGTTGTAGCGGGCCTGCATTTCGGCGACTGCGGCGGTCATCTGCTCGTCGTAGAGCGGGGTGTCGGCCAAATCGCCCGCGTAGGAGGCGAACTTGCGCCGCATGAACGCTTTGATCTTGCGGATTTCGTCGGAGCTGTCCCCTGGTCCGAGGCCGACATATTGGCCGTCGATGCGCATCAGGATTTGTCCTTGACGTCGTAGCAGCCTTCGACGCCGAGCTTCGCTCCGATCGCGCCCAGTACGTCCACCACTGTGCGGCCGCCGAGCTGCGGCCAGCCGTTCAGGGTGTAGCCACGCTGCTGACGCAGAATCTCCACGGCGAGTTCGCGATCGGTCCAGTCGTCCGGGAAGTGCTTCACCTTCGGCGGTTCAGGTTCGGTCTTGCCGCCAGCCGCCCAGTGGTTGACGCGTTCGGTGAAGTAGTCCCACGGGAACCAGGCACCAACATCGGTGTGGGTGCCCCACTTGAACACGTCAGTCACCCACCGGTGATCCGAGATGCCCGGGCGGCCATTCACGTACGGCGGGGGAACCACGAGCGGTTCGAAGCCGTACTTCTTCGCGTCCTGCACCGCCAAATACGCAGCGACGTCGATCGCGTTGGACTGCTTCATCCACTGATCCCGCATCCAGGATGCTCGCGACCCCGCGAAGCACAGGTTGATGCTGATGCTGTTCGCGTTGCCCACAGACCAGGCGGCGCGGTCGGTGTCGACGCAATCGACCACCGTCACACCACCATCGGACGCCTGGGAGATGGTGTAGTGGTAGGAGACACCGTTGGCGTTCTGGAACCACTTGGCGAGGTTCTCGGCGGCAGCGTCCCCACCACCACCTTCCTGGGTGTGGATCAGGAACATGGTGGGCTTGCCGCTGCGGGCGCTGTTGTTGGCCGACCAGATCGGAAACTCGTTATAGGCGGGCCGGTTTTCGGTCACAGGTTCCTCCGGTGTGGTTTCGTTGAGGGCACGTCGCAGCACCGACCAGGCTTCGTCCCATTTGTCGGCGTAGCGGTCGGGGTATGCGGATTGCTGGACTCGTTGCGCGAACTCGCCGGCCAACCTGGGGTTGTTGGCGGCGCGCCTGTAGTCGTCGGAGAGTCGTTCGAGGAATGTGTTGGCTGCTTGTGGCAGGGTCATCATGTTTTCGGGTGTGCCCCACCACGGTTCGCCGTTCGGCCCGGGTTGCTGCTGGAAGTAGCCCGATGAGCGGTTGTCGTCACTGCGGGAGTCGTGGGGGTAGTTCTTCGTGGCGGGGACGCGGTCGTTGGCGGGGCACCACCACTTGCGGTCATCGCCGGTTCCGGTGCCGACCTCGGTGGAGATGGTCATCAGGGCAATGACGGTGGCGAGTTCATCGAGGCCACGGGCTAGGGAGACGGCGTGGACTTCGCGGGCGATTTGTTCGCGGGTGCGTAGCGGGCCTTCGGGTCGGAACCAGGTGAAGCTCATGCCGCCCTCTCGATCGGTAGGGGTTCGCCGCCGTCGCCGTCCGGACCACCGCCTGTGATTGACGTCGGCGTGACGTGGACCTGGATGTAGGACGAGCCGTCCTGGTTGTGCACTGTGAACCCGACGCGCAGTTCGAGTTCGATCTCCATGCCGCGGTAGGTGACCTTCATGGCTTGCCGCCCAGCAGGAACGGGAATCTCGGCAGCCGGCCGATGATGTTGATGACCTGTTCTGGAAGGTTGGTCAGGTCGGGGAGTTTCGCGACGATCTGGTCATCCAAATCGGACAGGTCGGGCAGGTTCTCGGCGATCCTGTCGGCGATGCGGTCAGCGATCCTGTCGGCGAGCGGTCCGAACAGTTTGAGCAGGATGATTCCGAGACGGTCCATGTCGGGGGTCCTTTCATGCAGAAACCCCGCGCACCTCGTTGGTGGCGGGGTTTCTGTGGGGGTTGTTCAGATGTAGAAGAGGGTGTCGCGTTCGATGAAGAAGTCGATCGCTGGATGTCCTGTGGCGAACATCCACGAGATGAGTCCGGTGAGGGCGACACCGCCGAGGAGTCCGGTTCCGATCGCCCCTCGTTTGGTCATGACAGTCTCCTGACCGTGACGCGGGAGGTGTCGATCAGGTGCTTGCGTCCTTGGTCGTCAGCGACAGTCAGGACGGTTCCTGTGGTGAAGAGGACTGTTGCGTTCCAGCCGGCGGGGCCGCGGGATTGAACGTGGATCTTCATGGCGGGTCACCAGGTGTCGGTGGTTTCGACGTGGTGGCGGCCGCCGCCGCAGTGGCGCACGCACTTGTAGATGTGTTTGGTGCCGTCCATCTTGGGTGTGCCGTCGGCGTGGGTGGCGTATGTCCAGTCGGCTCCTGCGCCGCCGCTGCCGGTGGCGCATGCGTGCTTGTAGATCTGCCCGTGGCCGGTGCCGTGATTCGCGCAGTGGGCGGGTGCGGCATCAGCGACTGCGGGTATTCCGAGGGCGAGTGCGGCGATTGCGAAGACAGTCGCGGTGGTGGTGCGTAGCATTGGTGGGCCTCCTGTTGGGGGTGGGCCGTCCGGCGGGGTTGGTTTCTCAGGCCTATCGCCCCGCCGGGCGGTGTCTCAAGTTGATGAACGCGAGTCTAACCGCGTTTGACCACGTGCACAAGTGTTTCTTTGAGATACACTCCTAGATGTGACAATCATCGACCGCATGATCGCCAACCGGCAGAAACGCGCAGCGACTATCGCCGAGCTTGATGCCGAACTGGCTGCCCTCGTCTATGAGGCGATGACTGTCCACGGCATCACGTGGCATGACATTGGCCGCGCCCTGAAGATTTCCAAGCAGCGTGTGTATCAACTCCGCGCTGCTGGTGACCCGAACCGTTAGCGAGTTATTCCCACTCGATCAGGACGTAGCCGTCACCGCCGCTGCCTGCGTTTGATCCGCCCGTGTTTATGGCTCCGGCGGTCCCCCCGCCGCCGTTCCCCGCGGGGCCGGAGCTGGTTCCGTTGCTACCGCCGCTGATGCTGTTGTCGTTGGACAGGACGCCTCCAGCCCCCCGACCGCCAGCGCCCGCACCGTTTGAACGGCTCTCCCCGCTAGTTGGGTTACTACCGCCGTTGCCGCCTTTGCCACCTGTATAGCCTGTTGCGGATATGCCGGAGATGCTGGTTGTACCGCCGGCCCCGCCGCTTCCGCTGGACGACGAGTTAGTGCCCCTCGCGCCTGCTGCCCCTCCGCTAGCCGTCAGGGAAACGCTGCCGGACGAGAACACAGTCGGGCCACCGGCGGTGCCGTTATTGCCGTTGGACGATCCCGCCGCCCGCGCTCCACCGGCGCCGCCGAGGCCCCGGACGAGGGTATACGTCGAGCCGAGCGACGCGCGTGGAATCCAGACGCGGTCGATGTAGCCACCGCCGCCACCACCGCCGCCGCCGTAGCGGTAGCCGGAGTTGGATCTGCGGCCGGAGCCGCCGCCGCCGCCCGCACCGCCAAGGGTGACCCAGCAACCGGATGCGCCCTCGGGTACCGGTTCGTCGTAGATATCCGTGTATCCGGGGTCTTCGCTGGAAATGCTGAACGGGGTGAACGTGGGCCACAGCTTCTGAAAACCGGTCCCGTTCCACGTGTACAGCTCCGGATTGACGAACGCAGTACCGTTCCACACTTTGAACGCGGTGGGGTCAACGAACGCCGTGCCGTTCCAAACTTTCACGGCACCACCACGTACAACACACCCGCCGTGCCGGTACCAGGAAGGGTGGTTCCCATCCACATGCCCTCAGCGGTGCCGGACTTTTGCACCGACCCGTCCGCTTTGGTGAGCGATGCTTGCACACCCGTCGACATTTTCGACGCCGCGATCGCCGCGGACGGGCTGACGTGGGTGTTGGTGATCGACCCGGATGCAATCTTCGCTGACGACACCGAACCATCGAGTGGTGTGCGTTGATCTGACAGGCGCGAATCGTTACCCACACACACCGTCGAGCCCGAGTTGCCGAGCGGGATACGGGCGATGTCCAGCGTGCCGGACGTGATGGATGATGCCGCGTGGGTGTGCGACGTGGCAGCCTTCCCATCCAACTGGGTTTGAACGTTCGAGGTCACGCCATCGAGCGTGTTCAGCTCGCCAGTCGAAACCGTCGCACCGGCCAGCACATTCACCTCACCGGCCGTCGCCACAACATCCGTGACATCCGCCAACACATGCGTGTGCTCACTGTCCGCCTTGCTTTCGGCGAGAGTGTGGGCATCCTCGATACCGTCCTCCATGTGATTCAACGCTGCCGCCGACAACGGAGTCTCCGTTGATGGCGCGTTCTGCCACGCCTGCTTGTCGTAAGCCATGAACATGCCCCTTTCTAGGGTTGATCCCTCAACCCGTGCGGCACCAGGCACGAATACCCATCACCGGGCAACACTTCCAACGCCATCTCGATCATGGCGGTGATCGCGTCCGACCGGGTTTCGGTATCCACGTCAGCCGCGCCCTCTGCGGTGACTTTCCAGCCCGTTGCGGTGCGTGCACCTTGGGTGATCAGTACGCCGTCGGTGTCGAACAGGCCCATCAGATCGCTACCGAACGCGACGATCTGATGATCAGTCTTGATCCGCACGCTAACCCCTTTTCCGTTGCGCGACAGCGCTTTTCATTTTTACGCGACTATTCTTGGGGTTACATCGATCGACGCGCCCGTGCCACTCACTTCCACGTTGCCGTCGTCGAACGCCGCCGAACCCACAAACGTGCCACCCGAAGCCGCCGACCAAATACCGCCCTCCACATACGTGCCCGCAGCGACCGGGATCGTCACCTCATCCCCGGTGTTCGTGCCCGACGAACCGCTAGACCACGTGGTGGCCTGCCGCGCATAGCCGCCACCGGTCGCCTCGTTCGTGCCCGTGGTGCCAGCCGCACCCGTATGCACACTGATATACGAACCCAAAGCAGCGATCGCATCTGATGCGGCCTTGTGTGTTGCATTGGGAATGCCCATGATCCCGCTTCCTTTCCAGAACTTTATATTGGTGACAGAGCGACAGAGATGCCGCTCCACGGATTCGAACCGGACGATGTTGCACTCACGGTGCCGCTCGCCGAAGCTGTACTCAAAGCCACCTGCGTGCGAGACAAATCCGACTGTACGAGCGACCTGTTCGTCATGCCCGAGTAGGACGTCCACGACGAAACAGACCCGGTAGACCCGTTACCAGCAGCAAGCACGTGGATGACCAGACCACCCGCCGGAACGGTCACGGCCTGCGACGGGGATGCTCCAGAACCGTACGCGGTGGCCGTGCTGACGGACCCGACATGCGTCGCGGATATCACGTTCGCAGCCCCATACATTGAGCCGCTGTGTGTGATGGCAACCGACTTGGCTGATCCGCTGCCCGCCGCGGCGAGCCTCCACACCGACGCCGAGCCCCTGGTGGCGTCGTTGTTGTGGGAGACGATCGCCAACTGGGTCATCGCGACACCGCCGTAAGTGATGCCGGTGATCGATGGCTCCGAGCGGTCCCATGACACCGCCACGAAAACGTCCGCGCCTGCCGCTGCGGTGAAGTTGAACGTCTCTGTCTGCGTACCGCCGAAGCTGGTCCACACCACACCAGTGGCGCCGACAGCGTTGTACGCCACCGGATCAACACCGTTGTTGCCGACAGCGTCCATCCCCATGGTCGGCGTGACAGACACGCCGAACGTGCGGGCATACCGCTCCACCGCGGACATCCCAACCTCGGGGGTGACTGCCAGGTCGAACACCGACGCGTACCGCTCCGACGCCGACATTCCCACCGACGGGGAAACGCTCACCTCGAACTCGCGGGTATACCGCACGCCCGCAGACCCGAAACCGACTGTCGGGGTGAGGGTCATCCCAAACCCTGGGCGCTGACTGCGCGGCGTCGGGAACAGCGACGTCGAGGGGAACAGCTCTTCGGACGGGAACAGCGGTGTGAACCCGCCAGGTTCACGCATCGCAATGTACGGATTCAACGTCAACCCGAATGAGGCGACACTCTTTCCGCCGCCGCTCATCCCGATCTGGGTGGGCAGCGCCAGCCCGAAGGTGGCCGTGTTCCGCGCAATCCCCGACATGCCCACCTCGGGGGCCACGGCCACGCCGAACTCCTGCGACGGTCCGCCGTAGGTGAACCCCACTTCAGGCGCGAGGGTCACACCGAAATGGGCGTGAACCTCAGCCCACCAGCCCGCCATCAGCCCGCCCCGATTTGCAGGTTCACCGCCAACGCCGACCACTTATTGCTATGCGTCGACGTCGCATTCACCGTGCCCGTGTTCGTGGTGGTGTTCACACACAACAACGGATTCGTGCCCTCCTGCTTCGCACGCACACGCGCACCCACAACCGATTCCAGGTCGTAAGACGGGCCACCACCACCACCAGCACCGAACACCTGCAACGTCACACTGCCAGCAGGAACCGTCACCGCCTGAGAATGCGCAGTCCCACTACCGAACACAGCATCAGCCTCACCAACCGACACCACATCCTTGAACGAGACCGCGTACGCACTCACCCATCCCGGCCCCTTCACCTTCACAGTCTTCGCGGACCCGGAACCAGCATTGTCCATGCGGTAAATCGCCAACCCACCGTTCGAAGCACTGTCATTGTGATACACCGACCCGACCAGTGCGCCGCCACCCTCGGCGTACGTGACCGACGGAGCAGAACCCGAACGGTCCCACGACATCACCACAAACACTGTCGACCCGGCAGACGCCGTGAACGACTTGCTTGCACTGCCAAACCCGGACAACGGGTCCGACACAGCATCGAAACCCAAATCCACCGGGGCCGGAGGAACCGGCCAGTTCTGGTCATTCGTGATCGTCCCCGGATACAGCGTCTCAGCCAGCCGAACCCAGATTCGGGTCTGCGCCGCCAAGATCGGGTCGGTGGTATTGATGTTCTCGTGAACCGCGATCGTTGCCCCGGAGTCGCGCTCGAAGAACACTGACGCCTCCCAGCCACCCGAGAATGCCCCTGGATGCCCGTACCACGTCCCGAAATTCTCCATCCCGTACCCGTAGTAGTAATCGGTCGGAATGTAGTAGCCCTTCGCGAACTTGTCCCACCCGCTCGGGTACCTCCAATAGGTGCGCATCCAAACATCGTGCGACTCTTCACTTATCAACTCGCCATCGCGGATGGCCTGAATGAACTTTGTGTAGTCGTTGATGTTCGTGGACAGCGCCCCGGCACTGTTCAGGAAGTTGGGGTTGATGTTGTCGGATCGCGTTGTGGGCGGCGGACATGGACCGGTCGGCGGCCACTGCGTTTCGGTCAATCCCAAGGGTTCGATGATGTCTTCGGTGATAATCTGTTTGATCGTGCGGTGCTCGGGGTCGACCTTCTCCAGCACCATGCCGATCAACGAGAAGTTGGAGTTGGTGTACGCGTAGTCGGTGCCGGGATAGAATTTCGGCTTGCCCTTCATGGTCGACAAGAAATCTTCTGCACCCTTCCACGGCCACGTTGGGAACAGGGTGTAGAAGATGGTGTTCGTACCAGCCGTGTACTCGGCGATCCCCGACCGCATCGATAGCATGTTCGCCATCGTGATCACCGTGCCGTTTGGGATACCCGGAACATATTGCTCGAGTGTGTCCTCCAGGGTGATTAGACCATTGTCGACCGCTTGGAAGAACGCCACGACCGTGAACATCTTCGTCGAACTGCCCATGCGGAAATGGTCATCCAGCGTCAGCGGGCGAGCGGTGCTGCCCACCGACGTTCCATACGCCTTTGCGTAGCTGCCGCGCGGGCCGGTGATCTGCACGATGACCCCCGGCTGGCCGGACTCCGCGCGGGACTCCTCAACGATCTGATCCACCATCGCCTGATCCGCCGGCGACAACAGGTCGCCCTCTTCGTGTGCGGGGGTGGTGAACTCGAACACGTCAGACGGCTCAGACAACCATCCCGCATTGTCGATTGTCTGAACGTAGAACTCGTACGCCGTGTTGGACTGGAGTCCGTTGTGCGCGAACGGGGGAAGCACCGGGGAGGGATTCAACTGAACGAAATCCCCACCCACGGCCTTCTCCCGGGCGTACACGAAATAGCCTTGAATTGTCATTCGTCCGTCGCTCCAGACCATGTGATAGTGAGTGAGCTGAAAGTTGAATCCACCAGCTCGACGAGCGTGGGTGCCGTCGGCGGTGTCAGATCAGGGTCCGGTTCAGGCAGCGGATCCGGGCGCAGATACACCCAGCCGCCGCCGGGGCCACCATTACCGCCAGGCTGGAACGAGGCGAGCGCACCACGCCCACCATTACCACCACCACCCGGCGACGTTCCCTTACCGCCCATGACCTTCTGGTCACCACCGCCGACATACTCTTGCCCGTTGAACACGAACGCGGCCGGTCCACGGCCGACAGGGTTGGTGAGGAACCCGGCGCTCGTCCCCGCGGCGCCACCGCTTGCTGTGATGGATCGGGTCGGCCCGCCCGGTGTGGTGATCGTGATGACCGTGTCACCACCAGGCGCGCCGTCACCAGGTCCACCGACACCACCGGCTCCGGGAGTAAAAGTGATGATGGCGTTGTCGCCGAAGTCCTCACCACGCACCCAGATCGTCGCGTTGAACTGCCCCGGCTGACCGGGTGCACCGTTGACACCCAGCGCGATACCCTGCCGCCCGCCACCACCGCCGCCGAGCGCAACAGGGTCGATGTAGTTGACCCACCGCGCCACGGGGATAGTGGTAGTTGCGGTACCGAGATAGATTTTCTCGGGGTCGTGCTGATCACCGATCACACCGGTATCGACAGCGATACCCACCCACGGCACATTGTCCGACCACACAATCTGATTCCGCGGAATCGACGACGGTGGCGACGACGGGCTACTGGTGTTGTTGCGGGTGGAGGCGCGTTTCGAAATCGGTGCTGTCGGATGCAACGGGAACTCATCGACCCGGCCCCGAATCTGATGCGTCCCTCCCACAGGCACAAACTCATAACCCAGCAGGTCACTCGCCTCAGCCGGAATCACCTCATCCTGAGGCAACTCGTACTGCAGATACGCACCCACATCAGGATCCGCGCTACCCGCATCAGCAATGACACTGAGAATGTTGTCCGATGAGTGGATCAGCGCGGGAACACCAGTCGCGGTGTCCATCTTCCACACGTGCACATAGAATTCGGTGATCCCCGAAACGCCGTAGCCCATCCATGAGATCGCACCGATCGGCATGGACTCCTCGATGTAGTCCCACGCGATCAACGACGCCGACTGTGTCGCAGACACCATCCCAGTGATCTCCGACAGGTTCATGTTGGACCGCTCTGACGGCCCCAGCCCGCCCGCCGCAGGCTTGTTGGTGCGGATGCCCTGAATGATCCACGCGAAATCTCCACGGCTCGCCCGTGACGAGATCTCCCGCAAAATGTTGAACAGGTCCGCCAAACCCGCCCCGCCACCAACAACCCCAACCAGGCCACCAACAATGTTGTTGACGATCTCCTCAATCGTCTCCAACAGGTTCCCCGGACCCAGCATGCCAATGATGTTCGCCGGGTTGATGTTCTGCAACGCGTCGAACAAATCCTCAAGCGTGCTGCCGACCACCGAGATGCCACCACGGATCGCGTTCACCACAGTGTCGATCACCAACTGCACCTGAGAACCCAGCGACTGGAGCAGGTCCGACAGGCCCTCCACCCACTCAGGGCGGATCGTGCCCGTTTGCTTCACCGTGGCATCGTCGAACCACACAGTTCCCGCCGCGGCACCCGCATCCACCACCAAGCGCAACTGAATACCAGTGACACCCTCCGGGACCACATACTGGCCCGCCATCAGCGTCCAGTCCGCATCCTGCGACTGCGGCGTATACGTCACAACCGAAACCGGCGCCTGCGCAACACCGTCCACAAACGGCACTACATCCAACCGGATCGGATCACCCGAACCCGAATACCCCTCATGGCTGACGTACACCGAAATGTCCACCGTCTGCCTCGCGCCGACACCCAGAATGTCCGTGGCGTCCTCACCCGAACGCAAAGCATGCAGCTTCCCGTTCGCGATGACCCGCACCGCACCAGTGCCGTCGCTCGCATGCGACTTGTCAGGGTCGACAACCCACTCCGACCCTGAATCCACGGAATCGGCAGCGAACTTCGGCGCCGACAGCAGGTTCGGTGTCTGCGCCGTGATCGCACCGATAGGCAGGAACGTCAACAACCGCGGCAAGACATTCCGCAGCGGGGCCAGGATGATATTCACCAACTGCGCCGCCGCCTGAAGCGGGTTGAAGCTCGGATTGTTGAAGTCGATAGACCGGAAGAAGTTGCGGATATTGTTGAAGAATTGTGTTAGTTCCTCAATCCCGCCACCCACAAGACCCGTGATCGCCTCGATGATGTCCCCGAGGATGGGGATGTTCAAGGCCCAATCACGCAACTGGTCGAACGACGCCTCACCAGGGATGAACACCCCAGCAACAGCGCGCACCACCCACGCCAAAAACTGTTCAATGAACTGCTCACCAATCTCAAGCAGCTGCTGAACAGTGAACGGACGCTGCCACTGCAACGCCGACTGCTCCGGGTGAATACCCGGCTCAGACGGCACCGCATGCGCCCACTCCGGCAACGGATCAAACGATGACGTCATGACAGCGGAAGAACCTCAACCGAAAACATCGACGTGGAAGCGGAAGTCGTGTACGTCACCGAACCTGCTTGCCGTTCACACCGGAAATAGATCGTCGCCGGTGTACCGGCCGTCACACGATCAAACCCATCCGATGAACCCGCCGCAGGTCCCGCCACCAGGATCAGCCGCTCCGATTGCGCCACACCGGGGCACCGTCCGATCACGTTGCCGCCAGTCTCACCGTTCAAACGGGCCACAAGATCAACCCGAACATCGGCTCCCTCACCGGTGACGACCGTGTAGCCCTGCACGCGCGGCCGCCAATCGAACGGCTGCGCCGGGATCGACACCTGGGCCAGAGTCGAGTTCGCGTTACCCGATGCAGTGTTGTTGATCGACGCCGGAACATACCGGTCCCCCACACGTTGCGCCGCCAACACGAACCCGTCAGCGGTCGAGTTCACCACCGGCACCTGCCCCGCGACTGGGGACGGGTCCACATCCGTTGGGTCCCACACCGCCTCACCATCCGCGCCCTTCGCGCCGGCGTGCAGGGCGAGGTTCAACCGGTACACACCCGGCGTGGATGTGCTAGGGGGGGTGATCTCGGTGAACGACGCTTCCGCCGGGGTTGGGTCGTCCGGGTCCAGCTCCGTCAGGTTCACTGTCGTATCGAACGTGGCGGGAACACCCGGTTCGCCCTTCTCGATCGCGGGCACGCCAACACCGATGCCGCCCTGCGGCCGCAACTGGAGGATCGCCGCACCCGCCGTAGGATCGACAGGAATCTCCACGATCCCCTCAAACAAATAGTGAGTCCCAGCAGGATTCAAAGGCCACGACATAAGGCACGCTCCATTCACATTGGGCGAGTTACAGAAAGAAAGGACGACCGCTGCTTATCCCTGAGGTGACAGCGTGAGGACCGACAACGTTTCAAAAATCCCCGTGATGAACCGCTGATGCTTCGCCAACGGGGCCTCCGACTTGCGTCCATCCCCCATTTGCAGAAGAACCTTCCGCTCATCCTGGGTAACCCGCCACATGACGTTTTCGATGTAGTCAGTCACCATTCGGGTACGTGACATGAACACCAGCGACATCAGGCCGCCGCGAAACACGTCACGCCCCAACGCATACTGGGCACCGTTGCGGAACTGCACCGTCGCCGTCGTCTTGCCCTGCGAATCAAACAAAGCGTTGATGAATGCAAAGACTGTCTCGATGTTGTACGGCGCTGAGGCTGTCGGATAGAACCGCTCGATCGCCGGATGGTACGGGCCAACTTCGTCACGGCGGTCGTAATGCTGAATCAACTGGAACGCCAGGAAGCTGTTGTTCAGGAACCCCGACAGCAGATCGGACGGTATGCCGGTGAATCCGACGACGATCATCAGCGAGTCGATAAGCCATGCGAAGGTGGCATTCATCAGGTCGTTCAACCACTTTGGGGAACGCCCACCAATGATGTGCTGCCAACCCTCGGGGGTGTGGTCAGTGATCGTGCATGCATCGATGCCGGTGTCCTCACCCGGCTCAGGCGCCACGAAATACGCGTACGGCTGCTCAAAATCCACACCCAACGCGGGCGCATAAAACACGCCATCCATGCCGGGAACCTGCTTGATGACAGGTTTGAAGATGTCCCCCAGCGACCCGCCAAGGTCAATCGTGGTGCGCAGCACCGAATCCAGCACGGTTTTCGTCGGGCCAGTGATCTGCGACCGGTCCACTGTGGAAAACACGTAGGTAGGCTGGTCCAGGTTCGCCCACCGGTCAGGCTGCGGATCACCCGGCAGCCACAAATCCATGCGAGTATCCACACCGTACGACTGGGTAACGTCCTTGATGACGGCCTGAACGGTTTCCATCCGCACTGTGCGAGCCACCATCGGCGACGTGTCCAGCAGTGGATTGGTGCGTGACACATACACCGGGGTTCGCAGCATGCGGGTGAACGCCTGGACCGACAGCCCGTCCCGCGACAGGGCTTGCAGAACGGTGCCGAACCATGCCCGGATATCCGGGTTTAACGACAGGCCGTTGTTGATGAACTCCAGCCACCCGGACTGCAACCGCAGAGCGCATTCTGCGACCATGTTCTCCACGACGGTTTGCAGCGCCCACACGAACACCGCGTGTGAGAACGGCTGTGCCTGAATCGGCAGCCACCACGACGGCCAAATCACGTAGTAGTTGAGGATGTCGCGGATACCGCGCAGTTCAGCGGTGCCGGTCCATGCGCTGTCGCGGTACTCGTAGGTGTGGTTCTTCGTGTAGAACGCATACCGCAAACCGGCTGTCTCGACGATGACACCGACCATCGTCTTTTTGCAGTCCATGAACAAAGGGATGAGGGGACTGTTCCCTTTGAGGACGATCCGGCCGGTTTCAACATCGTTGCGCGGGTCAGCACCCGACGCCTCGATCAGGTCGCCACCGACAGCGCCCATCGGCTGCCAGAATTTGTCGCACACCGTGAACCGGAACGACGTGTCTACCTTCGATTTGCGTTCCGTCAACGCCCGCGCGGTTCGTGCGATCCTGTTGGGGTCGCCGGACTGGAGGGCGGATTGCCATGCGGCGGTTTCGCGTTCAAACTTCGACAACCGTCATCCCCTCCTTTCCGGGCATCACCAATTCACCCCACGAGCCAGAAAAACCACGGGGCTGTCAAACAGCAGTCGGTGAACTACATTGGGTAGCGGCGCAACGGAGTCCCCGAAAGAATTACCTTCGAGTCAGCGTTGCCACCAACAATTTCTGTCTTCACGAAAAATTGCTGCGCCGGTTCGCCAGGTGACTTCGCGGGGATCGCCGCGTTCTCACTGAACCGGCCCGACAGGTACTTGTAGAAGTTGCCCTGCGGGGGAACAATCCCAAACAGCGACCCAATCTGGTCGGTGAACGCGTTCCGCTCCGAGAAGAACGACAACAACGACTTCACCGCCTGCTGGAAAATGTTCAACTCCTGCGGCGACGGCGGCACCGACGTCAAATCCTGCACCAACGTCGTCTGTGAGCGCGGGTCGGTACGTAGGAACACAATCTGATTGGGCAGCAGCGGACCGAACTCCACATACTCATCCGCGCCGGGACCGTCATACAACCGGAACGTGCCCGGGCCAAACAAGGTCGCATCCCAATACATCGGCTGGTCACCAACATTGACCATCGGCACAAAACCTGATTGGGTGACGTTCGCGTTGTCGCCGGCGGATATCTTCCGCACCGGGGCTGGTGTTGCCTGGGTGATCAACGCGCCACCGGCCTGCATACCGAACCCGATGCCCCGATAATCCGGCCCGAGTTCACTACCGGTGCCGGTTTCCTTGTGCGACAAGATCGGCAACCCATTGCGCAGCACCTTGAACGTGCGGGGATTACCCTCATAACCCGCGACCATGGTGAACTTTTCCCCGATCAGCGGGGCCACCAGCAGCGGCCGTTGGAACATCACTGTCTGCGAGAAGTTGTTGAACCTCGACAGTTTGATCCAGTTGCCCTGCACACGCATGCGGACACCGTTACCGTCCCAGTCGCCGTTGCTGTCGCGGCCCATGCGCGCCCACAGGTCATTCGCCCCACTATCAGGGACACTCCACTCCTGAAACCCACCAAGCACCATCGACACAACCTGGTTGTCGGTGTCAGTGTCGAAGTCCTTGTACGGGCCGCACACCACTTCTCGGGTTTCGGTGGTCAGAGGATCATCCGGATCGTCCCGCCACCTCGCCTGGTCACCATTGGCGTAGATGTATCCGCCGCCGTCACCCTCGTAGTACAGCGGCCAATCCGCGCCGAGGTCCTGACTGCTCGTGGTGTCGTAGTTGAACGTGTCGGTCATCGACTCGTAGTCGAACTGGAAACTCGCCGTGTAGTCGTACGTCCGCCAGAACCCCGAATCGGCCCGCAAACGAAGACTTTCACGCTGCCGCTTCCCGATCTCCAGCGGTGCCTGCGGCGCGCCTTGGAACCACCTGACCGGTGCCCACCAATGACCCATGTCGTGGGTGAGGAAGTTCAGGGTGGATTCCTGTTTGGCGTCGATCGACGCGATCAGATCCCGGTAGACGCGGCGCGTCCACTTCGGCGACCGGCCACGGCACTCCACACCCATCTCAACTTCGATCGGGTCGTAGAGAGCATCAATGTTGGTGATGCCGTCTTCGGTAGCACCCTTTTGGTCGATGTGTTTCCACGGCGGGACCAGACCCTTAAGGGACGTGAGATGCACCATCTCGGGTGCTGTGACCCGCTCGGGGACCGCTAGCCCTCCCATCATGTGGAAGGTGATCGACTTGTCGTAGGCGTCGAGCCACATCATGGGTTTCTCACCCTTGGCAAGGTGGTACCAGCCGTGCGGGGTTACATCCGTTGCGGGGTAATGCTTCTTAGCCATTTACCCTCCCGGCATGACGTACTGGTTTTGCAGGTGATAGGCGATGTCGCGGCCGGTGCCGTCTTCGGTGGCACGCTGGTTGTTGACCGTGATGTTGGTGTCGCCCTGGTTGACTTGGGTTTGGCCCTGGCCTGTGGCTTGCGGGTCGATGTCCTTGCGCTGCTGGGACGCCTGACCGGCAAGGTTCGGCAACGCCGGGGCCGCACCCGCCAAACCACCCGCAATGCGGGTGATCCAGTTGTTGTTCGCCAAATCCGATCCACCCGTGGGCAGAAACGTTTCCATCAACCCTTGGGCGCCGATCGCGGCGACCTGGCCGCCGTACTCGATGGCACGGTTGATCAGCTTCACCCCGGTCTGAGCGGCCTGACCCGCGCCGGGTGCCATCGCGTCCAACGCCATCCCGCCGGCCTGCACCGCCATTCCGAGCGCGCCGCCACCGTCCATGCCGATCCCACCGGAACCGGACCCGGCGTACGGTTCAACACCGCCGTAGCGGGTTGAGGCGAACGGCGCCGCCTGCGGGGCGCCAGCGCCCATAAACGGCAGCGCGCCGCCGCCGCCGAACGCGGGCGGTCGCGAGTTGACCGTGATGCCATAGGGCGCCGTCGAGCCGTTGGTGATCACCTCCCACGCGCCGAGCCCCTGCGGCGGTGTGCCGTTGTAGCCGTAGAACGCCGTACGGTCGGCGACCGCCATCTGCTGCTCGCGCGTGGCGAGGTGCGGCATCGGCGCGAATTCCTGCCCGCCGTACGCATTCCACGTTGACGGCGAGAACTGAAGCCCGCCGTAGTGCCCGTTTCGCCCGGTGTCGGCGTTGGCCCAGTTGCCGCCCGATTCCTTGGCGGCGACCGCATCCCAGTTGAACCCGCTGAGTAGCGTGTTGCCGTTGACAACGTTGACCGGCACCGGCCCGCTGCCCGAGCCACCGGACAACTGACCGTCGGCGGCGATATGCACGTGATCGTCGTGACGCCCAGCCTGCCCGAGCGTGTAGAAGTCGCCGAACTTGCCGACGCCCTTTCCGTTTTTGATGTTCGAGGCGAACCCCGGCGAATCGTGAATGAGTTCGAGCAGGCTGCTGCCGTAGTTGGCGGCCATGTAGTCGGCGAACGCGCGCATCGCCTGCGGGCTACCGGAGTAGTCACCAGCAAGTCCCTTGCCATGGTATCCGTCATCACCGGGGCGAGTTCCCGACGACTTGGTCAGGCCGAACTGGGCTGCTATCTGGTCGATCTGACTGATGCTCAGCGGTGTACCGGCACCCATCTGCCCGCCGAACGCGTACGGACCGGTCGCACCGGCCGACGGGTAAGAACCCCGGTCGTACTGGTTGTTCTGGTACTGCGGGCCGAACACTCCCTGCGCCCCAAGGACACCCATCAACCCGTGCCCGCCCTGGGTCGGGTTATAGGCCGAAATGGCCTGCAACTGCCCCAACAACGGCGCGGCGGCAAGGTTCGCCACGAACTTCGTGATGTTCTCCGCAATCCCCGCCAAACCCTTCGAGATACCGAAATCCTGATCAAGCTTGGCGCCGATCTGCCCCAAATCCTTGGCATGCTGATCGGTTTGCTTCGTCAACTTCTCGTACTGATTCGCCCGCGCATCCGACATGCGCATCTCGGCGGCCTGAAGGTCACGTTCCGCCTCGATCACATCGTTACGGGCCTTGAGCCGGTCCTCTTCGGTCGCCTCGGTGGACTGCTCCAACTGGGCCGCGCGGGCACGCTTCTCCGCCAGTTTGTGGCGGGCATCCAGATACGACGATTCAGCGGAGAACACGGCAGCGTCCTGCGGCATGCCAGGAATCCCCGGCGGCAACGTCGTGTCATACGGCACCACCGGTGCATCCGGCAACTTCGGGCCAGACGACGACGACCCGCCGGCACTACCCGCAGCGCCCGGAAACAAATCAGCCAACGGACCATCAGGACCCGCATCAGCAGCAGCACCACCACCACCACCACGGCGCCCGCGTCGGTCCTCCACGGAAACATCCAATGGAACCTGACCGGGAAGGTTACCGAACGGGGACGCTGGACCGTTCGAGTTCGTACCCACAAGCCCTGGAATCGGGATACCACCAACCGTTGGCGTGCCAGGCCCAGGCCCGCCGCCGAGCTGCGGCAACGGCGACGGTTGCGGATCAACCCCCGTGCCGCCCTGAATGTTGCGGTCCCACCACTCACGGGCACTGCGACCCAACTGATCCGGCGTGTTCGAATGATTCCAATTCTCCGCACCTGGAATCGCGTCCTGAATGGCCTGCTCAATCTCAGGGCCGTTCTGCGCGACCAGGAACGCCAACCACGCCGGGACCGCCACACGCGACAACGCAGCAGAAATTCCCTTAGCCGACTTATCGGCCGTCGCGGGAAGCCCCGCCAGGGTAGTGCTCACTGTTGAAAGGGATTGCGTCAACGCGGTAACACCAGCTATAGCCTTCCACGCCATAAACGCGGTCACTACATCACCAACGCTGATGCCTATCCGGTCCAGCATTTCGACCACACTCGACAGCGCATCCCACAGATCCTGCGCAGTCTCAACCGCACCCTCGAACGCATCCTTGATGTCGTCCTTGTGGGCAACGATCCACGCGTTCAAGTCATTCAGCTTGTCGGTCACGTTGTTGATCGACTTCGCAAGCGCCCCGGGACCCTCAGTAGTGTCCAGCGGGTCACCGAACAAAGCCGAAATGAAGTTCGCACCAACACGACCCACAGCGGCGTTCATGTTCGACAAGGCACCGTCAACGGTGTCGGCCAGCTTCTTCGACATGCCACCGAACTGGCCCTCAATCGCCTGCACAAGCATGCCGAACGAAATCGTGCCGTCCTGCGACATCTTCTGAATCTCGGCGCTCGTCAGGCCGAACTCTTTCTGCAACGCCGCCTGAACATTGATGCCACGCTCATTGAGCTGCAACATCTCCTCGGCCTGCAGCTTGCCCTTGTTGAACACCTGGTTGAAGATGACGGCCAGGTCGCCGAACTTCTGCCCTGACGCCCCCGCCGCGTCCGCGATCGCCGTCAACGCCGCCTGCAACGGGCGGCCCTGCTTCACCCCACCAGCAAGGAACTGAGTAGCCGCTTTCGCCGCCTCGTCCAACGCAATCGGAGTGCCAACGACGACCTCGTTGATATCCGACATGATCGTCTTGACCTGCTCGGCGCTGTTCCCCATCGCGGAAAGACGGTGCGACGTCGCATCAAGAGACTTGTACCTGTCGAAACCCTTGAACAGGGCAACACCGGCTGCTCCGATGATGCCTGTCGCGGCCGCGGTGAACGCGGTGCCCAACGCGCGGCCAGCCAACGCGCCAGCCTTCGACGCAGCACCCTCATACCCCGACAGGGCAGACGAAAACCGTCCCGCCACAGGCAACGACGACGCCAAAGACGAACCAAACGACGACCCAAACCCCCGGCCCGCCGACACACCATGCGACGAAAAACCATCCACAATGCGAGAACCCGCAGCCTTCGTCGCACGATCAACCTCACGCGACAACTGCTCACCAGCGTTACGGCCCGCAGCAGCAGCTTCCTTGGTGACGTTCTCGCCGATCGCGCGGCCAGCAGCCGAACCGCCACGCGCCCCAGCCGCCTCCATCTCACGCTCAATGTTCTTCGCCGCCACCGCAGCAGCACGCTCATCAAGACGAGAAATAATGTCCACATAGATCGGCATCAGACACTCACCTCCCGTCACCAGCCGAACAGATCGGCCTCAACCTCACGCTGCAACTCGTGCGCCTCAACCGACGCTCTCGCTTTCTCCAACCGATCAACCGGATCCTCAAAAGCGAACGGCTCATACGCCGCTTTACGGCTTCTCGATGCATGGAATGACGCCCTGAACCGGGCGATCTCGTTGTACGTTTCCGCCGCAATCAACTCCGACTCAGACCAGCGGCCCCCGCGAACAGCCCGCGCCACCGCGCCATTGACCGGCGCGAAATCCACATACAACTCCCGAACGCGTTCTTCAGCGTTGTCCACGAACCGCACCCCGAACAGGTCCAGCAACTCCAAACTGGACAACCTGCCCTGATGCCAATCGGCGACGCTCAGCCCGAAAAACCGCCGCAGATCACTCGCTATCTGTCTCGGGTACAGTCTCCAGAACCACTGAGCTTCCATCACTTTTCGAGTCGGACTCAGCTCGTTCCGCGATCGTGAAGCCCTGCTCGGTCCACGCCCGCCACACATCCCGGGCACCAGCAGGACGACCGTTGATCTGCTTCGACCGCAACACCTCGTAGGAGTCCATGCCCAACACGACCTGAACGATCCGCACCTCACGCGGCGGCGACACACGCTTACCGTCCTTGAAATACGGCGGCCCCTTGACCGCGCCGGGACGGGTCTCCGCCGGCAGGACCATCTCGTCAGGGATGTACAGGTCAGGCTCCCGGTCATAGGTTTCGATCTCTTCGAGGTACGCCTCGTACGCTTCCAGCGCATCGTCGTCGAGCATCCGAAGGTTCGGGTGCGGGGGGATCGTCATGGTGCTGCCGTCATCGAAGCGCAGAACACGATCGGCGAACGGCGAATCGAACTCGGTGGCCTGTTCACGCGCGGCGGCACCATTGTTCTCGGGTTTCTTCACAGACATCAGGGGCTTCCTTCAAAAAGGGGTTGATACAGGGGCGGTGGGCTGGCTTTGTGTGGTGCCTGCCGGGTGGGTGCCAGCCCCAAACCAACCCACCCGGCAGGACGACTTACCGGCTAGCTGCCGTCCGAATACTGCGCAGCCCAACCCGGGCCGCCCATCCACACATAGAAGTAGCCGGGAACCAGAGCGATCGTCCCCGCCGGGTCGGGCCGCATGAAGTACTCATTCGGCAACACCTTGTACGTCAGGTCAGCCGCGTCCGGGTCGGTCTTGGAACGCTGCTTCGACGCCTGGTCGTCCAGCTTCACCGCCGGGTAACCCTCAGCGCGGTAAATGAACCCGCCCGAGGTGCGGCGCGCGTACAGCAGCAGCAGCTGGTACTCCGCCGAATCCGCGTCCAGCAGCGGACCCTCACCGTAGTCAGGGGTACCCGGAAGAGCCACCAGCGGATTACCGGCGTTGTCACACAACGGCAACTCCGACTCCAGCCGGTGAATCAGAGGATCAGCCGTACCGAGCGCCACGAACCGCACCGAGTACGACTTTTCCGTCACCTCAGAATCGACCGGGAACTTCGACTGCAACACCATCAGATCGTCAGAGGTGACGTCCGGTTCACGTTCCGCGCCACCATCCTCGGGGTTGCAGCCGATGTGCCACCAGCCCTCATTCGGATCGGTGTTGTACTCGTACTTGCCGTTCACCTTCCGGCGGATGAACAGGTCGTCGCGAAGCTTCCCGTCCTGCGCAAACGGCGACCACTTCACCGTCACGCAATCATCCTCGAACGGCGACATGTCCGTCGCGGCACCGCGGTTGTCGCGGATGAAAACCGCCTGCAGGCCGCCACGCTCGATGAACGGCTTGTGAATGTCAGTGAATCCGCCGGCGCTCCAGTCGGTGCCGGTCAATGGCTGCGTCATAGGGACGCTCCTCTCATTTGGATAAGGGACCGGATTGCGAAAATTTCCGGCGAACAAAAAGGGACCCGGCACCATCCGCCAGGCCCCTTGTCAGGGCTGAAACCTTCAACTAGATGTACTGAACACCGATCTCGTAGCGGCCCACATGCCGCACCAAGTGGCCGTCGTCGTCATACTCGACAAGGACCGGTTTCATCAGCACACGCGCATAGTCGATACGCGCAACAACACCACCGCCGACCGGTATCTCCGTCAGCGGGTTAACGACGAGCTCCAGCATTCGTTGGTGCGTCAACTCGGCCTCATTCTCGGCGGCCTCATCAGACGCCGCGAACGTATGCACCGACACGACAGCCACATCGCTGCCTTCCTCGGGAACATCACGCCCATCGACACGACGCACCACACGGTGCGGCAACGGATCACCAGACAAACGGCGAGTAGAAACCTTCCCCAAAGGGGACAGCCACGCCACCAGTACACGGTGGATACTCGGCGCTGAATCAGTCGCCATACGCGTTGCCGCCGAACTGTTTAGCTGTCTTCTGGGCAGGCGCGTACTCGTCGTTGTGCGCCGACCCGAACTCCACGAGATGCGCTTGCGGATCAGTCGCGCCGACCTTCCCGCGACCCTTGTTCGTGGACCGTTCCGTCACCTGAACAGAATCACGGTAAGCGCCGGTGCCCACGGGAGAATTGTTCTTCCACGCGGCAACAACCTCGTCCATGAACTCGTTGACGCCCTGATTCACCTCAGGCAGTTTGTCGAAATCGTCCAGCCGCACACCGAACTTCGCCAAAGGGTTCTTCCTCGTTGGACCGTTAGCCACGATTCATCACACCTTCCGAAGTTCTGCCACCAAACCCGGCGCCCAACCGTGAAAACCCATGTTCCAGTCACGAACCGCAACCACATCGAACACATCCGGCCCGTACCCCACACGGTCTTTCACCTTCACCGGTGAACCGGGCGGCAAGTACAGGTCAACATCGATCGTTTCGGTCTCCACAATCGAATACGTCCCCACCACCTGCACATGCGGGGCAAGTTGGATCACTGGAACAGACACCCCAGAACCGAACTGGGGAACCGTGTTACCCAAACCATCCGACGAGTCACCGACGTGCGGATAGTGCGTCACCGTGTACGCGGTTGGAAACGTCATAGCCGGTGAATCGTGATCGTAGGTGCAGGGTTGGCGAACCGTTTCGCATCTTCCAACTCGTCCCGGGTGAACACTGCCGTCCCGGACACCCACTCTGCGTTCCGCTGGGTGAACGGCCCTGCCGTCAGCGATACCGCCTGCGATGAAACCGAACCCGGCGTCACCGTAAGGTGACGTGCAGCGACCGCAGCCACGAACTCTGTTACAGAGTCGGGCACACCTCCGCCAACATATTCGACGATCACCACTGTGCCGGTAACGAGTGAACACCCATTTCGGGTGACATCCACATAGTTACCGTCTTGGTTGAAGTCGACTTCTTCTCCACCGGTAAGCGTGACTGCTTCGACTTCATCCACCACGCCAGGCAGCCACACGCGCCCATTGACGACCTGCGCCCGCGCCCGAGTGGCCCCGGTGGTGAACACCCGCCCGGTGACGCGCTGGAAGGTGTCACTGACACGGCCCAGCACGCCATCCACACGGGAAGACTGCTCCGGTGTTAGCGCTGCGGCGCTCGGCAATCCGAGCGCCGCAGCAACGTCATCGGCGGTAGCAAGCAACATCGCTGTGGCTAGCTGCCCGTCTTATTGAAGACGACCACACCAGTCGGGCGAACAACCTTGCCGCCGTACACGTGCAGAGCGCGGATACGGTCAGAGAAGCTGTCCTGGTCGCGCAGCGCCTCGACGGTGTCGATCTGCGACACATACGCAGCAGCCGACGGATGGAACGCGACGAACTGCTCATCGTCAGTGTCCCGCAGGTTGTTCGACTCCACGATCCGGGCACCCAGCAGGTTCCCGATGGTGCCCGCGCGCAGACCAGCAGCGTCGCCGGAGGTGTCCGCGCTGGTCAGCTTCGACCCGGACGACCGCAGCCAGTACGCCATCTCCGCGTTCACGACAACGACACGCCCCACGTTCGGGACGTTCGCCTTCGTCAGCTCCTTGAGCGCCTTGGCGATCAGGTCGAACGCATCATCAGCATCCGTAGGCGCCGAACCGGTAAGCGCGGTCCCGTTGTCCACCAGCATGTCAGCGATGAACTTGTCGGTATCAATTGCCAGGGCCGTGGCACCAGCACGGGTGTACGCCTCCAGCGAACCCGCAACCTGAACACGGTCGATGTCATCGACCAAGAAGTCGATCGACTTTTCCTGATCGATGAGCAGATCGACGCCGGTGTCGGAAATCGCGTCCGCCGAGGTCTGCCGGCCAGCGGCCTTGTAGTCCTTGACGGTAGGTGACACCACGCCGGCGATGTGGACCACGTTGCCCTTGTTTGCGATGCCTTCGTACTCGCGGTTGACGAGGTTGGCGAAAACGGTCTGGGCGGCCCACTCCTCCAGGAGCATGTCCGACCAGAGTTCTGGAATGAAGTTGTTGAAAGCCATTTTTGGCTCCCTTCTGTGTTAGTGGAGTTCTCCACGTAGATAGCTGTCAAGTCGGCCCTCTTCGCGCGCCTTCTTGCGCTCGGCAGGCGGCAGCGCCGCGTACTCAGCCGGGGTGAGAGGCTTCGGGCCTTCAACCTTCTTGTCTGATGTGACTTCCGACGTCGGCACGGCCGACGATGCCGTTTTGGCCTTCAGCGCTTCTTCGATCCGCTTGTTGACGAATTCGTTCCACCTGTCGGCGGATTCGCGCATCTCTTCCTCGGTATCGCCATGAATGAACTCCGGGTCGACTTTCGTTTCGCGCGCCACATTGCTGCGGATGCGTTCACGCTCAGCCGTCTCGAACTTTCGTTCCAGTTCTTCGATCCGGGACAGCGGGTCGTCGCCGATCTTTTCCTGCGACTCGCGCCACTTCTTGGCGTCCGCGAAGTTCTCCTTGGCTTGCGCCTCGTTCTTGCGGGCCATTTTCTTCCAGAACTCGACCGTCTCGGTTGGTTTCGGAGCTTGCGTGGGCTCCTCAACCGTGGCGGTTGCGTCCTGGTCGCCTGCCGGTTCCACTGGCTCCGTTACGGCGCTGTGTTCCGACGTTTCTGCTGTCACATCATCAGACATGAGGGTTTGTTTCCTTTGCGGATGGGTTTTCTTTGTGACATGCCCGTTACGGGCCATGTGTGCGTTATCCAGACCGCCGGGGGTCAGCGCTGGATGCTTCTGGGGCCTGAGAACTTCTGGTCACGCCATGCGAGGACGGGTCCAACCTCGCCGTGCTCCCGAGTGACGATCAACTTTCGGTAGTCAACGGCGCGTCCGCCGCGATCCGCGATACTCGCGAACGCCTTCACCTGGTCATGCGTCTCGTTGAGAAGCTCCGTGCTGATCGTGTCGAAGTCCATCCCCGGCGGGATCACGTCAATATCGCAATCACAGCCCGGATGAATGGGCATCAACGAGTTTTTGCGGTACCGCATGGTTGATGCGATGACGCACAGCGCGCAGTTCTCGTTGCCGGTCAAGACGCGGCGGTAGAACTGGACGCCGCTGCGGGCGAACGACGCCCTAGCCTGGTGCGTCTTTGCAAGTTGCAGGTCGGTGCCCGCCAGGTTCTCGATACGACGCTGACCGGCCCGGAGTGCCGCTGCGACGCTCTTACCTTCCGACAGTGCCGTACGTGCTGTGATCACAGGTCGCGCGTACACATTCTCCGACGGCACACCGCGAATCTTGGAGACCTCGACGGCCTGCACCGGTGACTGCTGGGTGACTTCTGCGATGTAAACCGAAGTCATGGCAGCCATCGACTCTTGGGCCGCTTGGACAACCGGTGCCACCGAAGATGTCAGCTCTTGCAGTCCACTGTCAGACAGCGTTACCGATGTCCACGCTGCGGACACATATTCGAGCAGTCTGCGCCTCAGTTCAGCGGTCGCAGCCGCATACTCAGCGTGATCCATCTTCCTGGGGACGCTGCACCGGATTGCCGGCGAACAGGGTTATCTGCTCACGCGCCCTATCAAGATCGTCCTGCTTGATCTGATCGGCGTTGTAGTTCAGGATGTTCCGCCGGATAGACGCCCACGACTCGCCGGCCGCCTTAGCCAGAGATGCTGCGGAATACTTCTCCCCCAGCGTCACACGGTCAGGCGACTCAAACGACACATCAACGGTGTCCTCAACCGATTCGCCCTCAATCTGCAACGCCTTAACCAAGATGGCCTCCAGGCCGATCTTCGCTATCGACAACCGATCCTCACACTTGAACAGGAAGCCCTTCTCAATGTTGTGCGCACCCTCAGCTGACTGGTTCGCGCTGTCCGGCATCAGCATCGGCAGCGGAGTCTTGGTCGCCGACGACAGCTGTCGAATATGCTCCTTGATCGCCGACAACATCGGAGTGAAGTCGTTCGCCTGGGACTCCCAGATATCAACCCCAGGTGGCAACTCCCACAACGCTCCCGGCGCGGCCTCAAAGATCGAGGCGTAGTCGATCGCGTTGCCGTTCTCATCGACCTTCGGCAACCCATGCTCCGTCGACTTCAACGCCCGCTGCCGGAAAGCCTGAATCGCCATCGTGGACAACAACTGAAGCTCAGCCCGGTTGATCCGGTTGATGATGTCAATGTGAGGCTCCACCTCGCCCATGCCATCAGGGTTCTGGTACACCACCACCGGCGGCGGCGAACCGGTCACTACAGCATCGCCAACCGGAACCCACGAGTCTGAGATTCGCGTCACCAGCCTGCGCCGGGACGATGACTGCACAAAGCACGGACGGGCGAACTTCTGCCACCCGTCACCCGACCACACAATCGCAAAATCCGACTCGGCATCGAGGTCCCGCCACCACCGCATAGCGGCCCTGATCCGCCACGGCTGCAGCGGGTCAACGCTGACAACCATCGTCTCAGGAGAGTCAGCTGTGATCGTCGCCGTACCGTCATCACGACGCCAGCACGTCAAATACGACTCGCCGAAGTCCAGCCCATACTTGACCCACTGCTTACACACGGAATCCATGCGGTTATCCCGCCAAATGCGCCGGGCACGTAACGCCAAATCACTATCGGCGGAACCACCAACCGTGATGCCATTCGGGATGATTCGGTCAGCAACAGAGTCACGCACCATCAGACCCCAGTTGGTGCGCGCCTCACGCTGAAACGAACGCCACGCCGCAGATGTGTTCCTCGTCAACTCGGGCAGCGGAGCATCCCCATTGGAGTAACGCGCCAACAAACGCACCCGCGACATTCCGTCGTCGATACGCTTCGTCAATACCGGGAGCCATTCCGCTGGCGTTGAAGCAGTCAACAGCTGACCCCCTCTCTGTCTCTATGTCGACTAGTAGATCCGTCTAGGCGCAAACACTTTCGGGCGCGGACGCGCACCATCACGACGCGCATCAACACACGCCTCCCACGACAACATCCCCGCCATCGCAGCATCAAACTTGTCGGCCAAACGGCCATCCTGCTTCTGCATAACCCACAGAGGCTGGCCCGTATCGTCCACCAGCTTCAGCTCACGCCGACCCGCATGACCCATATGCTCAACAAACTTCGGCCGCCACACATTGGCAGCCAGCGCCGCGTCACCAGTCGCCAATGCATCGGCATAACCCTGCGTCGCAGCAGCCACACGCCTCAAACTGCCGCCGCCGCCAACAGCCCACTCCACAACCCGATCCGGGAAACGGCCCGCCCACGCGGCGATCGTCGAATCCCAGCCCCACGGATCGCAGTACATGCGCCACACCTCAAACCGCGACATCATGTCCACAACGAGCGCTGTCACCTCATGCTCAGGGACTTCCCACTCTTCGACGTTCTCGGGCCGCTCCCAACAGCCCAACAACATCTGGCGTCCCGTCGCAATCTCAGTGACCACGACAGCCGTCGCATCTCTCCACCGCGACCCGTCAAACCCAGCGGTGACGAACGCTCCATCTGGGACCGTCTCATCACACTGCACCAGGCGTGTCATATCGAACGCCTGCGAGCCCGACTTACGCCACCGATTCAGATAGACCCGCTCCCAGTAAGCGCGGTCAATACCAGTACGGTCGTAGTCCTTCGCGATCCGCTCAAACTGACCAGGACCCCACTCCCCAATAGGACCGGTAGCATCCGCGACAGCAGCAACACGCTTCTCCACCGTCGACAAATCATCATGCTCATCGCCAGCCCAACGGCGGAAGAAGAACAGCGACGGGTCCTGCCGCTCGCCCCTGGCGATAGACTCCGCCTCGGCAAGCACATCCTCTTCAATGCTGCCCTGCCCCGGCTGCCCAGCCGTAGACGTGTACAACGTCCACGGGTCCTCCATCGGCCGCTTCGGCATGTTCTGCAACATCGTCTCGTGCGCATCACGATGCCTCGGCATAAACAACCGGTGCGGCTCATCGAAATGCTGAAACGTCGTCCGCGCGCCATCGCGAGACCCCGGAGCATTCGACACAGCAACAGCGAACCCATCCTCACCACCCGAAGGTGACAACCGGACGATCCGCTCCTTGCTGATATCAAACAGATCAGCATCGGGGCCGTTCTCCAGGATGTACTTCAGCACACCGAACGCAAGCTCTGACACCTGTTCCTCGGTGACCGCCATCATCGGAATCACCGGCGACCGCACCGGCCGCCCCACCGGATTGCCGGCAGAATCGAACCCGTCACACCGAACCGGCGCCTCCGGGTGCAGCTCCACACCGCAAATCCACGCCGCGAACTCGGTCTTGGCTACGCCCTTCCTGAGTTCGACACCAGCCCGTTCGAACCGCCGACGGCCAGCCAAACGGTGCCCACGCGGATACAGCTCGTACAGCCGATACACCAGCGCGCGCTTCTCATCATCGAGACGTGCGGCCTGCCCCGACAGTGAGCCAGGGCCGAACACCATCCGATCTTCAATGAAGTCACAAACCTGGGGACCTAACGTAGGAAACGTTAAATCCACAGGAGGGACTTGCAAGACAGCCATAAGGCCGTCAGGTCACAAGCTTCAAACGAGGATCGTCACCAGGCTCCGGTGGGCACACCGGCGCAGCCTCAGACTTCCGCCGCTTCGACCCCTTAGCCTTCGAATCCTCGGTGGCCTCAATCTGCCATTCCAGTCTGCGACGGGCCAGCGGATTCGTCCCGTAATCAGTGTCGGCCTTCTCCAACCGAACCTGAGCCTCCGCCCGCGCCTTCGCGTTATCGGCAGTCCAAAAATCGTTATAGAGCATCGCCACACGGAACAACCCGTTGATATCCGAGTCTGTGTACTCCGGGGCCATCGGCGACGCCCAAATGTCATTCCACCAGCGCACCGTCAACGGATGCCACGCAACACCATCCGGCAGGTCTGGCGCCACCACATCATGATCCGCAGACAACGTAGCCCGCGTCGCAGACTTATTGCGACGAGCACGCACAGAAGGATCTTTAGGTACAGGTGGCATGACTTCCTCCCATTTCGGGAATCAACAAGTGTGGCGAAAACCGCAGGTCAGACCCCATTTCGGGGAAACCGCGAAACCCCCGGGTTCCGTACAGACCAAAATCTGCA